TCGAAACCAGCCCAGGTCATCGAAGAATCCTCATCAGTTCGAGCGCAGCGACGAAGGCGGCCGCGGCGAGCGCCGCATCGACTGGGTGAGCCAGGGCGGCGACGGCGCACAGCGCGACCAGCGCCAGCTCGAGGCGGCGAAATATCGACATGCGGCGCTCCCGCTAGGGATTGGCGGCGATGCTGGCGGAGCGCTACGAACGCGCCCTCGCCGGCCTTCCGTTTGGCCAGAAATGGCGCGGCGCGCAGCCTTCGCAGAGCGCCGCCTTGCAATCGAGGCAGCGAATCTCCTGCCCGTACGGCAACGGCTTTTGACATTCGGCGCAGACGAAGGCCTGCGCGGCGCGAAAATTCGCCACGACGGCCGCAGCGATCTTCCAATCGCGTTGGTCGTGCGACTGCGGCTTGGCGCCGTCGACGTCGGCGACGGCGAGATCGAGAGCGGCGCGAACGTCGCGCCAGTCGCCAAACAGCGTCACGGCACGGCGACAAACGCCGTCACGGCGCCGCGCGGGACGACCGAGCGCCTGACGCGATGGCGTGAATTGCCCGAGACAATCGTCACCGAGCCGTCGGCATTGACGCTTTCGACGATGCCGACATGGCCGGCGTAGCCGCGTCGCGTCCTGATCACCACCAGGTCGCCCGGGTGCGGATCCGCGACATGGGCGCCGTAAGCCAGCGTACTCGCCGCCAGCCGGTTGGGCAGCGGCTTCAGGCCGACGCGCTGGAAGACGAACGAGATGAAATCGGCGCACCACGGGCCGATCGTTCCGGTCGGGTTGACCGAACCGAGCCAGCGCTCGGCCTCGGCGACGGCGCGCGATCCTGCGCCCCACGCCGCCTGCCCAGCGATCGCCGGCGCGCCGGCCTGCCAACTCGGCGCATAGACCTCCTGCGGCGTGAGCCCGCTTCGCCCAGCGGCTTCAGCGGCCCCGGACAGGCAAAGACAACCGGCGAGGACGAACCCCGCCAGCTTGGCCCGCAGGGCCGTCAAAGCGGCGCCCCGGCGTGGATGACGTCGCCCCGCCCGACCGCCATCAGCTCGGCGAGGATGAAATCGGGGATCGCCATGCGCGCGCAGGTCTGATCGCCGTCGACCAGGGCGACCATCGCCGCGTCGCCCGCCACGGCCAGCACGGCGCGATCGCCGGGCGGCAACTGGCGGGAGATCGGCGGAATCGCCACATAAAGCGCGCGGACGAACTCGAACTGCGCCGGCGCCAGCGTGACGACCGTCGCGACGACCTTCAGCGGCTCGATCGACAGGCATTTCGCCGAGTCGCGGCCGAGCCAAGGTTCGAACACGGCCGCGTCGTCGGCCCGCGCCATCCGTGGAACGACAAGAGCCATGGCGAGAAGCGCCAGACAGGCGAGGCGCGCGATCGCGCCCCGCGGCAAGAGCGGATCGGGCATTCCATTCTCCACTGGGCGGATTTAGAAAAGCGGCCTACAGGTCACACGGGTTGAACAGGCCTCGCCTTGGCCGGGGCGAATACATGCAGGCGATGGGCAAGCATCGAGCCAACCGGGAGCGCGCGCAGATGAGGGTGAACCGGCTTGCCAGACAGGCGTTTCCTTCGGTCAAGCGACTGGAAAAAGACCGCAAGGCCCTGGCGTCAGAATATAGGCGGCTCGCCGCGTTCGTCGATCGCCAGCCCAACGTCCTGCAGTATCGTCGGGCCTATTTCGAGACCAACGGCGTTGCGGCGCCCGGCGATGGTCTTCCCTGCGCCAGGCACTGGCCGGACGGCGGCGGATTGTTGTCCTATCGCGAGAAGCTCATCGGGCGCCTGCCTTACGGCGACGGGCGCGGGGCCGAGATCGGGCCCCTCAATATTCCATTGCTGTCGAAACGAGACGCCGACGTCTTGTATGTCGATCACCTCGACACGGCAGGCTTGCGCGACAAATACAAGCACCTGTCCGACATCGCCGGGATTGATCGCCCGATGATCAACGACAGCATCGCTGACACCTTGGCGAAAGACGCGCCGCTAGACTATCTGGTCGCCTCGCAGGTGATGGAGCACGTCCCGAATCCAATCCGCTGGATGAGCGAAATCGCCGCCGTTCTCCGCGTCGGCGGAATTCTGGCAATTTCATTGCCCGACCGGAGAGCCACCTTCGACTTCTATCGGGAAGAAACGCGCGCCTCCGACTGGATCGCCACCTATCTACAGGACCTGACCCTTCCCGACGTTCGCGCGGTTTACGATCATCATTCGCAGGCGACAGCCGTCAATATGCACTGGGCGATCCCCAAGGGGTCGGCCACCCCGGACGAGATTGTCCGCGGCAGAGGCGCCGTGCGGCCCATCGTCGTGGCGGCGGACGCCATGGCGTTGACGCGCGCCGCCCAATCCGGTCAATACCTCGACGTCCACTGCTGGGTCTTCACCCCGCCGTCGTTCCTGCTGGCCATGGCGCAGATCGCCGCCGAGGGATTGCTGTCCTTCCGCTGCAAGCAATTCTACCCGACGGCCCTCTCATCGGAGGATCGTGACAATCACAGCTTCGTCGCGATTCTGGAGAAGAGTGACGCAGCCAAGGAGGACATCCGCAGAAGTTTTCTCGAGGCGCTGGGGCCTGAGCGAGATGCCTGAAAAGGCGCCGGGATAGCCGAGTTGGCACCTTACTGGGCCTGCGCCGCTGCGTCGCCTTCGTCGGCGAGCATGGGAGCGAGCATGGAATGGGCGGTCGGGCCGACGCTCGGGTTGGCCTTGACGATCTCGTCCCAGCGCAGCGGCGTCAGGGTCACGGCGATCTTGACGTGGGCGTGTTCGGTCATTTCGAACGCCGCCTGGGCGTCCTCAGGCGAACCCTTGACGATGTAGCCGGGCCTCTCCGGATCGGTCGAAAAGCGCTTCTGGATGAGGTGGACGTCGTACTGGTAGTCTTCGATCTTGGCGCGGATGGCGCGCAGATCGTCGCTGATGTCGCGCGCCAAGCCGGCCGGCAGATCGACGTTATCGGTAATCTGTTTTTCGCTCGACCCGTCCTTGATCACCCGCAGTTTGACCTCGATCGATTGCAGCACGCCCTGCAGCGCGAACAGATCGTTTGGCGCCAGCGCTACGGCGCGCGGGGCAAGCGTCGGCGACGCCGCGCCTGGTTTGGCGAGTTCGGCCGCGGCGGCCGGCGCGGCGAGTAGCAGCGCGGCGAGCGTGGCGATAATGGCTTTCTTCATGCTGGGCTCCTCAAAATGATTGTCCCCAACTCCGGGCGATCGAATATTAAAACGCCGGGATGTAGCGCACGTTTCCGGCCGCGTCGGTGACTTTGAACCACTCCTGTATTGTCGCGTGCGAGCCGGTCGGGCCGAGGCTCGACATCGCGGTCGCCACCGAGCCATTCGCCGTCCAGGCGCCAGCGGCTTTGATCTGCATGGCGTTCGACGCCGCGCCGTCAAAGCTCAGGACGCCATCGGTGCTGGCGAAGTCCGCCGCGGTCGTCGCCGTGGCGTTGTAGAGGGTGAGCACGCAGACGCCCTGAACGCCGTCGCGCACGCAGCCGATGCCGCCCTTGGACACGCGCGTTTCTCCCGACGTCGTGAAAGCGGAGACCTGAAATCCGAGCGCCGCAGAGCCGGAGCCAGCATTGTCATTTTCCAGGCGTTCTTCGATCTGCAGGCTGTTGGCGGTTACATAGCTGTAGATCAGCGTACCAGCAGCACGCGCGCCGCCGCCGAAGGCCCCACTCGCGCCAAGGATGTCACCGGAGGCGTCAACCAGGAACCCGGCTGATTTGAATGGCGTTCCGCTGAACGCCGCTCCCGACAGATCAATGCCGTTTCCGTGCGATCCGGCCGCTTTGAGGATCGTCGGAGAGTTGCTTTCGTCCCATATGAAGGCGTTGTTGTAGGCCGGCGAGTTTAGCGGGCCGCCGTGCAACGCCGCCTGCCACATCGCGCCCACGCCGCCAAATTCAGCGCAGAACGCGCAGGAGCTGTAACCGCCCGTGTTGGCCCCTGACGCGTAGAAATTGGCGGCATAGGGGCTACCGGGTGACCCTGTATAATTTCCCCAGCCATTGTTGAGGTCGATCTCTTGGCCGACGCCGCCGCGCTGTGAACCACCCGCGCCGAGATTAACGACGTAATTCAGACCCCAGCAATAGCCGGAGCCGGAATTGCACGTCGCCGAGCCGGTGCGCGCGACCTTGTAGGCCAGCAGAGCATTGGGCGATGCGCCAGTCGAACTCGTGATGACGTCGATCCCTACCGCTTCGGCCTGCGTCGCGCTCGCCGCGGTCAACTGGCTATTGAACGCCGTCAGCAGCGTCTGGCCGGAGAAGGTCTGCGAGATGTTCGGGCTGCCCGACATGGCGACGCCGCCGGCCGTCGCCGTGAACGTCTTGAGCCCCGTGATCGTCTGCGCTACGCCCAGCAGATCGGCGATGCCTGTCGCTGGCACCGTTAGCGCGTTCGAGCCGTTGTTGACGCCCGTCCCGCCGTAAGTCGGACCGATCAGCGTTCCCTGCCAGACGCCAGTGGCGATCGTGCCGAGGCTGGTCAGCGACGAGCTGACGATCGCCGCCGGCAGCGCCGTGCCGGCGAGCGCCGAAGCCGGATAGGCGGTGGCGTTGGCGAGATTGGCGGCCGACGGCGTGCCGAGGTTCGGCGTCGTCAGCGCCGGCGAGATTGCGAACACCAGCGGGCCGCTGCCCGTCTCGTTGGTCACCGCCGCGGCGAGATTGGCCGACGTCGGTGTAGCCAGAAACGCGCCAACGCCAGCGGCGAGATCGGACAGATCGGCGATCGCCGGTTGCGCCAGCGACGGGACGCCGAGCGTCGAAATCCCGGTCATGAAGTTGTGCGCCACCGGCGCGATCGCCTCGACGCCGCCGAGCGTCGACAATGTCGGCGCCGGGAGGGCTATGGCCGGAAGATTTGTCGCGTTGCCGAGATTGATCGACGACGGTTTGCCGGCAGCGCCATTGTATAGAATCGGCGCGCCAGGCGCGCCGATATTGACCTGCAAAGCGTCGCCGACGCCGGAGCCTAATTGGGCTGGCCCAGGGATCGCTGCAGACACGCCGAGATTGGCGCATATCTGTCCAGGCTGAAAGACGCCAGTACAGGCCGCGAAGGCTGGCGCCGCAAACAGCGGCGCCAGAATGATCGCAGCGATGGCGAATAGGCGCGCCTTCATCAGACGACCGTCCATTTGCTGGCTCCATTGGAACGCAGTCGCATCGAACCGTAGGCGGTCGTAATCGCCTGCGACGCTGACCCACTGATCAGGTCGCTTCCGGCCGCTGCAATCGTGATTTTGATCGTCGACGAGCAGGCCCCACTCTCATCGTGAACGATAAGCTCCACGCCTTTCGGGAAGGCCGAGGCCGCGCAGAGCGAAACGATGCGCGCGGCGGTCAACGACGTATAGGCGATCGCCCTGTCGCTCGACGCCACCGGGTAAGCGATATCCGGCACCTCTGTGCGGCTGGCGATCGCGGCGTTGATCTGCGACGCTACGCCGCTCGGTCCGCCGAAAGTGTTTGGCCCGGAGAGCGGGATGATCGGCGTGACGCTGACGGTCGCGGGCACTGGCTATGTCCAGATGATGTAGTTGCAGACGATTGTCGGTTGGACGTTTGCGTGAGCGCCGCCGCCGCCGGCGTTCGTGATGTTGGCCGAGCCGTTGTTGATTGTGATGCCGATCGTCGACCGGCCGGTCGTCCCGGACGTCTGGTTGACGATTCCGCCCGACCCGATAGCGCCGGAGCCGCCCGAGTTCACGGTGTAGGAATGCACATGCCCCGGGTCGGTGTAGCCGTGCGCATGGCCGCTGTCGGCGTAAGCGGTGACCGGCAGTTCGGCGGCGATCAGCGTGTGGACTTCGGCCCCGCCGACCGCGCCAAGCGTCGTCCCGACAATCCCCGAGCCGCCGGCGGTCAGAACTCCCGCCGCCGTGCCGCCCATGTCGTCCTTGCCGGCCGAGACGCGGCCGCGCTTGTTGGGCATGCCGAAGGTCGTGACGCCGTTGCCGCCGTATTTCGCGCCGAACTTCGCGCCGAGCGACGGAAAGTCGGCGATATTGAGCACCTGGCCGAAGGCCAGCAGGCTGCCGGGCGGAATCGCCGCCGCGTCGCCCCACCAGTCCGCGCCGGTGGCGGTGGCGCCCTTCGGCACGTAGAGGTGGTTGACCGAGTCGACATAACCGACGGGCAGCCAATTCGTCCCGTCGCTGATTTCGACGGTCCAGACGCCCGCGCCGGGCGACGACGTGTTGAGCCACATCTGACCGGCCGGCGTCGGCGACGCGGCGTTGGTCGGCGGCGACGCACCTGAGTTCATCGTCGCCACCGCGTCGAGCGCGCCGTTGACGTCGACGACCTCCGCCAGGCCGGACAGGATGCCCGAAGTCGGGATGACGAGCGACGCCTGGCTCATGGTTGGGCCTCAGACCGCGTAAGATTTGGCGATGGTGAACTGGACGATCGCCTGCTTGCCGTCTTCGCCGGCGCCGAGGCCGAAGGCGGCGTCGAAGCCGTCCGCCTTGGCGGCGTCGAGGGCGGCGAGAACCGGCCCGAGCGCCGCCTTGAGCGCAGCGACGTGCCGCGCGGCCGCCGCAACGTCGGGCGCCGTTTCGACCGCCGGCGCTGCGCCGCCGTTCGCCTGGGCGACGATGCGGGCGATGGCGTCCTTGTTGGCCCCCATCAGCTTGACGATGTCGGCGTCGGAAAGCGGCGCGCCCGGCCTGGCCGGCGCGATGGTCGGTTTTTTCATAATGTCTCCTGGGAAGCGCGCGAAGGCCGTCGCGGTCGTCAGTAGCCTTCGAAATCGGCGTTGATCGTCCGGGCGACGCCGATTCCGCCGTTGAGGATCTGCAGCGTCGCGCCGGTGGCGGTGAGCCCGCTGACGCTGAGCTGATCGCCGGGCTGCGGATTGAGAATCGTCGCCGACGCGTAGGGAACCGGCGAACCGTTGGGGCCGCCGTTGAACGGCGCAGAGATTACGGAACCGTCGGGGGTGAAGACGATCGCTGCGCCGGCGGCCGGTAGAGCGTAGTTCGTGAGGTGATCCTGCCGGGCTGGGGCGTCGACGGTGAAAGAGAACTTGGTGACCGCGCAGACGGTTTTCGGATCGCTGGTCGACAACAGGATGCGGAAATTGAAGAACTGCCCGTAGTAGGAGCCTGGCGCGTAATTCTGCCACGGACCGGAAACCAGCGTTCCCTTGTAGACATCGAGGTCGGCGTAAACGTCCGGCGAATCGTAGATATCCGGATCGAGAAAACTGACCTGGATCTGCGGCGTGGCGTTGATGAACTGAGTCGACGCCGAGCCCAGGATATCCGGCTCGGTCAGCACATTGGCGAGCGCCAACATATTGCTTGCAAGCGGAAAGCCTTCCGCCGTCCAAGTCACCGTTACGGGGCACGCCGCCTTACGGCCTGCGTCGATGATATGCGAAGACGGAATCGTATAACTTCCGTTCCCCGGCGTTGTTTCGATCAATCCTCCATTGATCGATGCGTCGCCGGCGAAGGTCCCCCCCCATCCGGTCGCTGGCTCGTCCCAGCTTTCGAGGATGTTGGAAGTCAGCAGGTTGCCGGCGATGACGACGTCGGACGGAATATCGCTGTAGACCGTCAGGCCGGTGATCGGCTGGCTGACGGCGGCGACCCAGAATGTGCCGTCGCCGCGCGTGGCGAACGGCGGGTGGGCGACCGTGCCGAGGGTCAGCGCGGCACCCCAGGTCGCGCCGAGACGGATCTCGTAGCGCACGGCGCGGAAGTCGGAAACCTCGTCCCAGTCGAGATTGGCGAAGCCGTCGACATAGACGGTGCGCAGGTTGGCGACATCGGGCAGCGGCGACGACAAAGCCGCGCCTTTGACCGTGTAAGGGTAGGCGCCGACGTCGGCCAGGCTTTGCGCTGCGACGCCGAACTGGTTGAAGGCGCAGAACTTGAAATAGACGGTCGAGCCGACCTGCGCCGAGGTGAAGGCCCATTCGAACAGCGAATCGCGATCGAGGCGCATGAACGGCGCGCCGACGGCGTGCGCGGCGATCGGCGATTCGTAGGCGCCGCGCGACAGCACGGTCAGATTGTACTTGTTGGCCGCGGTCAGCGCGGCGTTCTGGTAGGCGACGACTTCGGCGTCGACGACGCTGATCGTCGCGTTGGCGCTGAACGCCGCGCCGGACACCGGGATCAGCGCCGCGGCGCTTTCGCTGAGATCGACGGCCAGCGTGTTGGCCGCGTCGACCGTCGGCGGGGCGATCGCCGCGGCGACGCTCGGCAGCGTGGCGGTGAGGACGCCCATGCGGGTCGAGCCGTCGAACGAACCGAGCAGGCTGTAGCTCGCGCCGTCGGTCGACAGATAGACGTCGCAACCGCCGAAATTGGCCGGGTTCTGCCCGGACAGGCCTACCCACAAAACGAGCCCGTGCCCGAGCTGATCGGGCGGCTCGAAGAAGAACGGCGCGTTGACGCTGCTCGGCGGCGCGTTGTTGAACCGCCCGGCGCCGAGGCTGACCTGCGCATTGTAAGCCGGCGCGGCGGCGGTGAGCGGGACTTCCTCGACGGTGAGGGTCAGCGTCGAATCGGCGTTCTGGTCAATCTGCGTGATGCGGACGAGCTGGCGCGTCAACTGGAACGACGGCTCGGTCAGCGTGACCGGGTCCATGACGTCGAGCAGGACGAACTGCCGTCCGATTGTGCATTGCCATTGCCGAGTCGACGCCTGCAGGCGTTGCAGCTGCAGCGACGCGGAAACGCTCGCCGCGGCGGCGAGGCTGAAAAACGAATTGTCCTTGACGTCGGACAGCCGCGTCCGCGACGTCGCGGTGATCGAGGCATCGTCGGTCGCGTAGATGGTGACCGGGGTGTAGAGATTGGCCCGGTCGGCGTAGCGGGTCTGCAGCTTGTTGAAGACGTCGAGCGGGTTGGCCGCGGCGAACGCCAGATAGGATTTGCCGGATGCCGCGCCCTGCCCCAGCGAACCCTGGTTGGGCAGGAAGTCGTCCGGGCCGAGGTCGTAGACCGGCGTGACGTTCGGCGTATAGGTCGCGCCGTTGCCGGTCACCGCGACGTCGCCGTAGGGCACGATGTCGAATACGCCGCCGGACTGGCGGAATTCGCAGTTCAGCGCCTCCATCAGCGCCTTGATATGGGCGTTGGCGGCGACCTGCGACGTCAGCGTCAGCGAGATCAGCATGCCGGTCGCGCGCCAGTAGGCGCGCGCCGTGTCGAAGTCGCCAATCGCCGCCGCCGGGAACCCCTGGACGCCCCAATCGGCATTGGTCAGGAAGGCTTCAATCCAATCGGCCGGGTTGGCGTCTTCGCCGAGCGCCGGAACGTCGGAATGGATCCCCCAGGTCGCCTCGACGGTGAAGGCGGGAAAGCTCGGCGACGAGCCGAGTTGCAGGTTCGGCCAGATGACATAGGCCAGGCCGCGATAGGCCAGCGCGTGCGTCGGGAAATTGGCTGACCACCACGAATCGTCCCCATCCGAATAGGTCCCGGAATGGAAAATCGTGTTGTAGGTCGCATTGCCCCGCGTGATGTCGCTCGACGGAACGCCGATGGCGTTGAGGTCGGCGAGCATCTGCGCGGTCGGCGATTCGAGGAAGTCGACGTTGGAGCCGTTGTAGATCGTCGTGATCTTGGCGATCGGCCCTTCGCCGAGCAGCGACAGGCCGGAGCAGGCGTAGTTGTATTGGCCGCTGTTGCCCTTGCCCGACGAGCCGACGACGCCGCCCTTGCCGCCGCCCGACGATTTGGCCGCCGTCTTGGAGAACCCGGCATAATCGACGAGAATCGGCGCCCAGCGCGTCCGGCCGCAGCCGATCGGAATCGCCGCGCCCTGCACCGACGCCGAGACGCGCAGCCCGAGGGCGACCGGATCCTGGTTGTTGGTCCGGTTCGATCGGAAGAGATTGGCCAAACCTCACCCCCAGACCGAAAAGAACCGCGTCGGGCGCCCTCCCAGATCGGCGGCGAACGGCGCCATCTCGACGACCTTGCCGCTGAGTTTGTGTGCGTGGACGATGCGCGCCGGCCATTCGACGATGATCGCCGCGTGGGCGTAGGCGCGGCCGTAGCGATAGATCACCACGTCGCCGGCGCCGGCGCGGGCCGCGTCGATCTCGGCGGCGTGGCGGGACAGGAACGTCGCCAGCTGCTCGCCGTCGCTGTGCAGGAAATGCTGCGGCGGGTAATAACCGGTGTCGATATGCGCGGTGAGCCCGGCCTCCTCGTAGACCGCGGCGATCAGCTGGGCGCAGTCGACGCCGACGCCCTTGACGCGGGCGAGATCGTGAAACGGCGTGCCAATCCAATCGCGAGCGCAGGCGACGACGCGGGCGCGGGCGGCGGTTTGGTCGGCATTCGGCAATCGGCATTCGGCAGTCGCCGCGTCGCCCGGCGCGCTTGCCCCCAATTGCCGACTGCCGACTGCCGACTGCCGCTCGGTTTCCAAAGTACCCCTCACACCCATCATCCGATCTGAATTTCCGGCTGAGGCGTGAACGGTTGGCCGAGGAAGTTGACGATGTTGGCGAAGCCGCCGCAGCCGCCGGCCCCCATGCTCTTGTCGCAGCCGGGATAGAAGGTGAAGCCATCGCCGACAGAGACAGCGAACGGCCAGGGATATTGCGGTTGGAAGGCGTTTCCGGCCCGCGCGACGATCGTGCGCTGCAGGCCGGCGTTCGCCCCCGACGTGCAGAGCATGCGGCCTTGGGCGAATGACCCGGAGCCGCCCGGCGTCGCCGGACTGGCCAGCACGCTGTATTGAGTCGATCCGGCCAGCGCCGTCGCCGTCTTGGCGAAGCTCGCCGCGTTGAGCGTGCAGCGCGCATCGAACAGGCGATGGCGGCACGACGCCTGCACCAGATTGCGCGGCATGTTCATAGACAGCGCATATTTGTGCGAGCTGCAGTTGAACACGCAGAGCGTCGCGATGGCGTCGACCTCGCCGATCGTTCCGCCGTAGACGACGACCGAACCGACGCAAGTGCGCGCCGCAACCGTGTAGGGACCGGTCGGCGGCGCGGCCCAATAGGCGCGCGCCACCTGAACTCCCGCGCTGGCGAACAGGCCGGCGCGGCAGGCGGCGAGCCACGGCGTCGAACCGAAGACGTCGGGATAGGTGAATTCGCCGGTGAACGGATCCTGCACCGTCGGCAGCAGCGCCACCGTCCACGGATCGTCATCGAGGCCGCGCGTCCAGCGACCCTGGGTCTTCGATTGCTTGAGGTCGATCTTCGGATAGCCGGAGCCGATCGACCCGCAGGAATAGACGTTTCCGGCATTGTCGATCGCGTCGAAATCGCCGGTGCACAGCCGGATGACCGGCCCGTTGATCGGCGTGAAGGTGTAGAGGTCGACCGAATAGAGCGGCGAGGTCGCGGCCTCGGCGATCGCCGCGTTGAGCAGCGCGACGAGGGCCGGCGAAGCGGCTTTCATCTCAGAAATTCCGGGTGGAGAAGCTGATCTTCGGCGCTTCCCACAATCCGCCCATCAGCTTCGACAGCTCGATGACGTCGTCGTCGAAGTTGCACGGCCAGTAGTAATTGCCGTCCCAGCTCAGCGCCGAACCGCCGGCCGGCGGCGCGACGAAAGTCACGAGGCCGTTGACGATGGAATAGCTCGAGGACAGCTGCAGCACGCCGCCGATGTAGAGATTGGGCGTCGGATAGGGCGCATTGATCGTCCCCCAGCCGTTGGGATTGGGCACGACGACCGGGCCGGCCTGGTTGAGCGGCGCATAGATCGCGTCGGCCCAGCCGCCGGCGGCGCGGGCCAACTGAAACTTGGTCGTCACGCTGTCGCCGACGCCGAATTGCTGGCCGACGATCTGGCAATCGTCGACGTCCCAATAGTTGAAGATCAGCGCGCCAGCGAGGCATTGGTTGAAGAAACCCTCGAGCGCTTGCAACGAGTTGGCGACCAGCGCCGGAAACGCGCCGGAGGAATCGAGTCCGGCGACGCTGATCTCGTATTTTCGCTCCGGCTGCGTGCGGTTGGCGAAGGTCGTCTTCTTGCCCGACATGGCGCGCTGGACTGTCGTGTCGAAGCCGCCGCCGCTGCGTTTGACCGGAAAGGCGCTCGCCGGCAGATAGGGGAAGACAAGCGTCGCCATGGGTCAGTAGGCTCCGCGCGTGCTGGGTTCGCGGGTGAAGACCTGCCCGACGATCCTGGCGATCTCGCGCGCGTTGGCGCGGATGTCGGACATCTGCGCCATGCCGTTGTGGGTGTAGTTGAGCGTCAGACTGTGACCGGGCGCCGCCCCGCCGCCGCCTGCCCCGCCGCCGCTCGCCATCGCGTCGAGGAATTGCGCCGGCGGCCCGGACGGCACCACCTTCTCGCCGGCGTGGATCAGCGCAATCATGTCGTTTGGCACCGTCCAGGCGCCCTTGTCGAACGAGCCGAAGGCCTCGACGCCGGCGAAAGCAACCGCCGCTGCGGCCGGGGCCAGCACAGGGCCGATGATCGGAATTCCGGCCACCGCTGCATAAGCGCCGGCCGCAGCGCGCGCCGCGTCGCCGGAGATCGTCGAGGCGTTGATGGCTTTCTGCGCCGCGGCGCCTGTGGCGATTTCGCCGGTCTGCGTCGCAACGGCCGCCCCTGTCGCGGCCGTTTGCGCGCCAAGGCCGAAAATGTTGGCGGCGATCGTCGCGGCGTGTTCGGCCGCCCATTTGATGCAGAACTTGATCACGTCCTCGAGCGCCGAGGCCGCCATATTCTTGAACGCCTGGGCGATCGACGTCGCGCCGCGCAGCACGCCGTTGACCTGCGAATTGAGCACGCCGGCGACCTGGTCGGCGCCGGCCTTCCATTCCTGCGCGCTCTGCTCGGCCGCCTTGGTCTCGGCCTGGGCGATCTGATGCTGGATCTCGGCCAGCGCCTGGGCTTCCTGGCGCTTGATGGCGATAATCCGCGAGGAGGTCAGTCCGGCGGTCTGCAATTCCTTGTCGTAAACCGCCTGGACGCCCTGCTCTTCCGCGCTCAGCGTCGCGACGGTCTGCGCCAGCCACTCGCCCATCGAGATCTGATGCGTCTTGAGCTGCTCGTTGAACAGGTCTTCCTTTTGCCGCGCCGCGTTCTTCAGCGCGTCGACCTCGAGCCCCGCTTCCTCCTGCGCCGCGCGCAGCTGCTCCTGCAGCGCCTTGTCCTTGGCGCCCTGCGACTGCTCGTCGAGATTGGGAACGGAAGCTTTAGCGCCCTGCTCCGGTCCTTCAGCGCCGCCGCCCTTGTAGGGCGAGCCCCAGATCGTCGCCAACTCGCCCCTCATCGTTCGGGCGTTGGCGAGAACCTGATCCTTCGTCTTGTTGAAGATATCGACAACGGCGGCGTTGCTCTGCTGCGACGCACGTTCGGCCGCCGAGAAGTCAAAGACGCCGGAGAAGGCGCCGGCGATCTTCTTCGCTGAATCGCCCGCATCGCTTCCCATGCCGCCGAAGGCCGCTTTCGCGCCGGCGAAGTCGAGCTTCAACGCGTCGCCAATGACGGTCCCGAGATCGACAAACTGCTTGCCGACCGCCTTGACCGCTTCCGCGCCGGCTGTGACGAGGGCCTTGAAGAATTCAGGAATGGCGCGCCCTAGCGCCAAGAATATCTCGCTGATCGTCCGGCCGAGGCCGAGAAACGATTGAATGAGCGCGCGGGTCGCGCCGTCGCCGATCGTGTCAAAATCGGCGATCCCAGCCGCCGTGATGACGATCGCCGTTTCGACGCCTTTGAAGGCGGTCGCCACGACGCTCAGCATCTGGCCGAAAAACTCGCCATTCTTGATCGAATTCGAAAACGCTTGAGCGAGGTCGATCATCATCCGGACCGCGCCGTTGACGACGTCAATAAAGGGCTTGAAGCCTTGGACGGCGACGCCCTCGATCGACGCGCCGAGGGTGACGAAGTTGTGCTCCATGCCAACCAGTCGCCCGGTGGTGGTCTCGTCGAGGACACTGTTGGTCGCGTCGGCAGTGCGGCGGAAGCTCTCCATGCCGGCCGAGCCCTGGTTGAGCAGCGGAATCAGCTCGACGAAGCCCCGGCCCAACGATTGCAGCGCGGCAGTCTTGTTGGTGCCGTCGGCGAAGCGGGACGTTGCGTCGGCGATCTTGTCCATCTGCTCGGGCAGCGAAAGGCCGACGAGTTCCTTGGCGCTGAGGCCGAGCGCCTTGAGGCCGGCGACCGCCGAACCCGTGCCTTGGGTCGCCTTGGCTAGGTTGACCTCGAAACGGCCCATCATCTGATCGATGTTCTGGGCGTTGGTACCGGTCGAGGCGAAGGCGAAGTTGAGCTGGCCGACCTCCTCGGTGGTCAGCCCGAGGATCATCGCCGTGCGCTCGGTCTGCTCGCCGAGCTCGCCCATCGATTTGACGAATTCGATGATCTTGTCGATGGCGAAGGTCGCGGCAAACAGTTCGACGACACCGCCGAGATTCTCCTTGATGGCGGCGATCGGGGCGAGCAGGCCGGCGAGGCCGCCGGCGCCGGCTTCGCCGACGCCCTTGAGCTCGTCCTTGAAGCCGCTCACCCGCCCCTTGGCGAGGGCGACCGATTCGCCGAGCGCCAGCACTTTCTGGCCCAGTTCGGAATCGGCTGACGCGCCGGTCTTCTGCATCTCGCGCGCCAGCGTGTTGAGCTCGCGCGTCATCGCCGTCACTTCGGCCTTGGCGAGCGCCAGCGCGGCCTCGAGGCCGCCCGTGTCGGCGCCAAAGCTGACATAGACGTCGGCCGCGGCCATTGCTCATCCGCCTTTGTTGGGGAACCAGCGTTCTGGCAAGTCGAAGACGCCGGCGTCGCGCGCCGCCGCCTCCTCGAAGCTCATCGGATCGATTTCCGCCTCGGCCGGCTTCCAGCGCAGGCCTTGGGCGATGACGCCAATCAGGGCGCCGGGCGGCGGGTTGCGGCGCCAGTAGGCGTAGAGGTCGTTGACGTCGAAGAGCGTCGTCTCTCGGGCCTCTTGCGGCGTGTAGCCGCATTCCGTCTGCAAGCGGCCGAGGACGTCCTGAAACCAGCGTTCGGTCAGGATGGGCTCTTCGACGACCCTTCCCCCGTGGGCGCGGCCGCCTCGCCGGCCTTCTGAATCATGCCAGAGAAGGCGAGCACCGCCTGCGTCGCTTCGCGCAATTCGCTCGGCGAGCATTCGAGCTCGTCGAGATCGCCGAGCGGCGGATTGGCCCGCTCGAACACCAACGCCGCGGTGGCGATTCCGTGCTCGAACATTCCCCCGGCGTCGACATCCTTGGCGCGGTTGAATTCGTCCCAGTGCTTCACCAGGCGGCGGATCTGCCCGAGGTTGAGCCGCGGCACGGCGAACGTTTTGCCGCCGAGGCTGACGGGGACGGATTCGGGATCCGGCGCGATCTTGATCATCAGCTGACGTCTCCGGTCGACAGCGTGGCGATGTTGCCGGTCCCGTCGTCCATGATGGAGATGTCGAACTCGGGGACCGTCCAGTCGCTGGTCTTCGAACCGAACGACAGCTTAGTGCAGGTCGCCTTGTTGATCTTCAGCGTGGTGTAGAGGCCGCTTTGCGGGTCGCGGTTGCGGAACACGCAGCCGAAGGTCGGCGTCGAGCCGAGCGCCAGATTGGCGATGGCGATCTGCTCGCCGGTGGTCAGCGTATAGAGATAGTCGAGCGCCACGGAATTGCCGGCGTCGCTCGCCGAGAAGGTATAGACGCCCGTAGTGCTCGGCGCGGCTGGCGGCTGGTATTGAGCCGAGGCGGACGGGGCGGTCGTCATCGTTGCGAGGTTGAGGCCGAGCGGCCCGGCATACGTGACGCCCTGGTCGCCGGCGAAGGTCGACTGGTTGGTCGGCGAGACCGTGTAGGGCGACGACGACGGCACGACATGCACTTCGTCGACCGCGGCGGCGATCTGGCCGGTGGTCAGCGCCTGGCCGAAGAAGATCGAGTTGAACAGCTTGGCCGAAATCACCGCCGCCTTGGCCTTGATCGACCATTTGGCTTCGCCGCGCGCCACCAGGATCGGAAACTGGTTGGTGCCGAGCAGCGGCTTGTCGGAGAACGACAGATCCGCGGTGATGTCCTGCAACGCGCCGAAACGCACCGGCGTCTGGCCGGTGATGTCGTTGCGGGTGCCGAACAGGGCGCCGGCGCCGAAATTGAGCATGGCGTAAACTCCATCGATGGGCGCTTCACAGCGCGGCGGGAATGCGGCGTCTCACGACGCGGCGGTCAGCTTCTCTGCGGGATCACAGGGTGGCGTGGGGCGGCCCGGCTTCGGCGGCGAAGGCGTCGAGCGCCGCTTGCGCCGCGGCGAGATCGTCGGCGCTGGTCAGCGCCGCCAGGGCGCGCCGCCAATGATCGGCGAACCGGCCGGAGAAGGTTTTCTGGCCGATGTGGTGGAACGGCAGATCGGGATCGATCCACACTTTGCCGCCGGCCTCGCGCCAGCGGCGGCAGAAGACGAAATCCTCGGAATAATATTGGTGATCGCGCAGCTCGAAGTCGAATAGCCAGACCAGGCGCCCGGCCCCGCGATCGTTGACCCAAAGATCGGGATAGGCGGCGATCATCCGCTCGACCGCGGCGCGGGTGATCCGCATGAAGCCCGTGCCGATTCCCTCGACCTCCACCAGGCCGGTCGCCGGATCTTCGGCCAGCGGGCCCGGCAGTTTGCGAAAGATGTAGCGCTCAGGATCGGAGCGGCAACGGTAGACTCCACCGACGAAATCAACCTCATGCCGCAGCAACCGAGCGAACGCGCCCGGCGCGGTGGCGATGTCGGCGTCCCAGAAGACGAAGTCCGTCGCGCCGGAGCGCAGGAAGTCGGTCAACATCACGTTGCGGCAGCGCGGCAGCAGCGAGTCGAGGGCGCGGAAGTTGACCGTGCAATCCCAGCCCATGGCGATTGCTTCGTCGCGGGCGCGCATCAGGCTCAACGCTGCCGGCGCGTCGATTGCGCCGGAATAGGTCGGGACGGCGACGAAGACCGAGCGGGAGGCGCTCATGCCGCCGGCCCGCCGCCGCGCGTTGCGACGATTTCCATGCAGGCGCGATAGCGCTGGCTGACAGCGTAGCCGCAGGGTTCGAAATCTTCTTGGCGCAGCAGCGCGCTCAGCCGGGCCCGGCTGAAGTTGTGATAATGCTCGAGCTCGCCCCAGTAGGGGTTCTCGCCGACTGCGTCGAGCGCCCGCCACGCCGGCGAGTCGTAAGCCGGGCATGAGACGATCAGCACGCCGCCTGGCGCCAGCAGCGAGGCCGCCAGGGTAAGCGCTCGGCCGGGAAACGGCAGGTGCTCGAGCACGTCCATCAGGCTGACGACGCGGAATTTGCGGACGCTGACGAATTTGAGAAAATCGCCGGCGTAGGCTTCGACGCCGATCGCCTGCAGCGCCGCGACCGCGGCCGGGCGGATGTCGACGCCGACCGGCGCGAAGCCGAACTCTTCGGCGGTCAGCAGCAGCGCGCCGTCGCCGAAGCCGACGTCGAGCCACGGACCGTCCGGCGCAACGAAGCGGCAGACCTGTTCGGCGATGCGCGCGGCGATCGGCCGCCGACGTTCATAGTCCTGGCCCGGCAGTTGGAAGGCGTGGGCGCGCGACAGGACGATTGCGGCGGCGGCGGCGGTAAATGAACCGCTGGTGAAGACATGCGTGCAGACGTCGCAGCGCATCCAGTCGATCGTCGGCGGCAGGCGCGGATCGTAGAGGGCGTGCCGCGAACAATCCGCCGAACGGAACGGTTGAAACGCCGGCGAGCCGCACAACGGGCAGGCCTCGAAGGCAATCCTCGCTTCGCTCAACAACCCTCCGGCTTTCTCTGTCAGATGCTCGGTCACGGCAGAATGATCTTGATCGGCACGCTGGCGAGACTTCGGCCGGTTTTTGCCCCTTGCACGCGCTCGACCTTGCCCGAGACCTGAAGCGAATCGACCAGGCCGCCGAGGGTGAACAGGCCGCTTGGCGTCGTCGGCTTCAACGCGGCGTCGAGAGCGTCGAGTGCGTTGTTGATGATCGTCGCCGGGATGGCGTTCTGATCCGCGCCAACGTCGTTGTAGAAGACGGCGCTGACCATCATCTGGCGCTTGGCCGGCAGGCTCGGCGAGGGCGACACATACTCGTCGCTGTCCTCGATCAGGAAGACCGCCGGCGATTGCGCCGCGGTCAGCATTTCCGGCGCGCGGTTGCGGCGCGAGGCAAGCGCAAACGTTCCGACGCCGGCGACCAGCGCCAGCAGCGCCGTCATCACCTGCTCTCGCGTCGCGGCCATCAGGAAAGCCCCTGCCCGGCTTCGCTGGCGACGCGATCCATTGTGGCGAGGATTTCGCCGCGGCGCGCCTCGAAGGCCGGATTGATAGCCGGATAGGCCGGGACCTTGGTCTCCGGCCGGTGAACCTGGCGGGCGAATTGCATGCCCAGCTCGCCCTCGAAGGCCATGATCCCGCCGTCGCCCGCGGCGATCATCATCTCCTTGATGGTGAAGCCGTCCTCGAGCAGATGGGCGAGGTGATGGCCGGAGCGGACGTAGCCGATGACCCGCTGGGCGTCGCGGATCGAGACGCCGGCCTTGATCGACTCGACATAGCTGCCTGGGTTCTTGGCCCCGAGAAAGCGGATATGCGCCGCGGCGGCGGCCTTGGCGTCGGCGGCGATCTCGTCGGCGATCGGCGTCAGCGCGTCGATCAGCTTGGCGCGAAGGGACGGCGCCACCGCGTCGAGGACGCGGGTGATGTGCGCGTCGGAGATGAACAGCGCCGGGATCACGCGACGCCGACCACGGTCAGTTCGATCGCGCCGGCGAAGGCGCGCTTGTAGGGATCGACGCGCAGCACGTTGAGCACCTCGCTGGCGTTGGGCAGCACAACCTGGTCGCCACGCTGCATGGGCCGCGGAAATCCCGCAGCCGTCAGATCGTCGGCCATTACGATGACGATGCGGTCGCCCTGCTCGATCGCGCCCGGCTGGGCCGCGCCGAGCCCGTCGGCGGCCGGCGCCGTGCGGTCGGCGAGGATCATCCGCACGGCGGCGTTGACCGTCGCCGAGGCGTCGACCGTGAAGTTTGGCGCAAAACCGGAAACCTGGTTGATGACCACCGACACGCCGGCGCCGACCGGCGGGGGCGACAAAGCCTCGCGGTAGGCGGCGACGGCGGCGGGGTCGGCCATGTCAGCGAACAGGCGGAAAGAAGCGGAAGTCGGAATCGAGGTCGAAACTGTCGATCTTGGTCATCCGTTGGTCGCCGTAAGTCTCTAGGCGAAACAACGGACGAACGCGTCGAATCGGGTCGCCTGGGCTGCGATCGCAGGCCTCAGGAAGACCCTCTCCGCTAACGACGAGGCGGACGAACGGGAGGTAGGCGCCGCCGTCGCGCCCGTCCAATGAGCCGTTGACGCAAAGACCGCCGTCGATCAGCGGCCCGATGACGTCCTTGAGCGCCTCGGGATTGATATCGATGATTGCTGTTCGCAAGATTCCGTCCTCTCCCTACCCCACCACCGGCATGCGATAGCGGTCGATCAGCGCGGTGACGTCGGAGGGCATGTCGTCGGCCCCGCCGGGGCCGGTGCCCATGACGTAGCTCGTCTCCATCACCCCGACGACGTTCTTGCTGCGGGTCAGCGGGTCGCGCTGGCGGCCGAACCAGCGCATCTTGACCAGCAAGATCGCCGCCTCTGCGACTTCGGCCGGCAGCGTGCTGAAGCCGGCCTGGTAGACGACGACGATCGGCGAATCGCGCCAGAAGCGCGGATTGCCGAAGGTATCGAGGCGGGTCAGCTCGCTGACCTCCGGCTCGAGCAGGAAGTCGGTTCCGGCGACGAGGGTTGTCGCGACGCCGGCGATCGCCTCGACGACGCTGGTCACCGAAATCGTCGGCCAGTTCGACAGCTGCAGCGGCGCGACGTCGCCGCGGACGATCGGCGGCCAGCCATCGCGGGCCAGCCAGATCTGGTCCTGGATCGTCTGAGGCGCGAAGATCCGGCCGCAATATTTCTGGATCGCCGCCGAGGAATTGGCGATCTGGCGGGTGAGGAACACATCGCTCGCTGTGTTGGCGATGGCGAGCTCGTCCTTGACCGTCGTCAGGTCGGTCAGCGCCGTGCTGCCCGCCGGCGTCTGGACGGTCGTGACGATGGTCGCCGGGCGCATGGGGTCAGGCAATCGGCCGGGCGATTAGCGCCAGAATCGCCTGGGCGACCTGGTTGACCGGAACGGCGAGGGTTCCGGAGCGGACGATCAGGCAATTGACGGCGCGCCAGCGGAGGGGATCGAGGGCGCAATAGCGCGAGGCGGCGGCGGTGACGGTGATGGCGTTGCCGGCGTCGTCGTACATCTCCTCAAAATTCGCCCCGCCGTCGACGCTGACCTGAAACGTCAGGTTGGCGGTCGTCCATGGCGTCGGGATGAGGATCCCGTGCAGCCGCGCCACGCCGAGGTTGACCGCGCCCGACAGCGCCGCGCCCGCCGCGATCACCGCCTGCTGCGGCAAGAGGCCGATCGGGTCCATGCGTCTCTCCTGTGGGCATCCGGCGGTTGGGGTAGAGGCTGGCGTTGATCACGGCGCAGCCGTCGCGGTCGGCTGATCGTGCGCCGCATCCGGCGCGGCGATCTCGGACTGCGCCGGCGGCGATTCGGCCGCCGCGGGCGCAGCGTCGAGAGGCGCGGACGGTTCGGCGATCGGCGCGACTTCCGGCGCGGCGATTGTCTCTTCGGGCGGCGCGACGGCGGCGATGATTTCGACGTCGTCGGCCGGGATCCACGGCGCGTCGGCGCGGGCGAGCTGCAGCGACATTGCACCGGCGGTGATCGCGACGCCGAAGACGATTCCGGTCGCGCCCGAGGCCAGGCGCACGCGATCGCCGACGTTGTAGCGGGTCATCGCGTCCTCAGCGGTTGGCGAAGATGTCGATCTTGTCGACGGTCAGCGTCGCGACGCCGGTTCCCGACGGCTTGTAGACCGCGAGATAGGGCTGGAGGATCGCGTTGGCGCCGGTGGCGGCGTATTTGATCGAGCCGACCGCGTTGACCCGGTTGCCGTCGTAGAAGAAGGCGACGTCGGTCGGGTCTTCGGCCGAAATGCGGAAGATGTGGAAGGCGGTGTCGAGGGTGATCGCGGCACCGCCGATCTGCGCCGCGGCGATCGAGGCCTGGGTCGTCCCGTCCTGCGCACGGCAGAGCAGGTTGCCGTTGGCGGTGCAGCCGAACTCGAGATATTTGACGTTGTTGTCGGGACCGTCGATCCACGCGGCCGCGAGGCCGAGGACGAGCTGGACGCCGGCGGCGCTCGGCAGCACCGAAGCGGCGGCGCGCGCCTCGAAGCTGGCGATCTTGGTGACGTCGATTGCCAGGCTATCGTTCCAGTAGAGCGCGGCGTCCTGCTTTTCCGAGGTCGCGGTCAGCGCGCAGGCGACCTGGCCGCCGGCGGCGTTGGAGACCAGCGCGACGGTCGGCGGCGCGGCGCCGACGATCTTCTTGACCCAGGGATAGCCGGCGGCGGGCGAGCCAGCCGCGGGAATGCCCGCGCCGTGGCCGGCGCCGATGAAGTCCTCATTGAACTGCAGCGGGGCCATCGAGAAGACGGTCTCGAAGGTGGCGTCGTCGAAGAACGTCTCGACAAAGGAGCGAAACTGGGCGCGGGTGGGCATCGGCGGGGTCCTCGGACGGAGGCAATGGGCAATAGGCAGTGGGCAGTAGGCATAAGCGACGCAGGCGACCGCCTACTGCCTATTGCCTACTGCCCCGCGCTGCGCGCGATCAGGCGATCGTCGTCGGCGGCGAAGCGGACTGGATCGCGCCGTAGACGAAGAGATGAGCCGCGGTGACGTTGGCGGCGTTCGACGCGCCGGTCGACACCGCGATGTGGTTGAAGCCGTTGGCGAGGTCGAGGGCGAAGTCGGGCGTAATCTCGAAGACGACCAGCTTGTCCTTGACCGCCGCCGAGGTGGTCAGCGTGGTCGCCGCGGTCTGGGCGACCAGGGCGTCGGAGGTCGCGGTGTCGGCGTCGAGCCAGATCGGCGCGGCGTTGCTGATCGCCTTCGATCCGGTGCCGGACGAATCCTGCGCCTGGAGCAGCGACAGCAGCACGGTGGCGGCGTTGCCTTGGTTGATCTCGACGACCACCCAGGCCTTTAGGGCGTTGCGGAGCGAAGCGTAGACGCTGGTGCGGCCGGCCGCATCGGCGGCGGCGGCGAGAAGCGTGACCGGCGGAAACTGCGCCGCCATTTGAAGCTGACGAGCCATGGAAATTCTCCGGAAGAGCGTGAAAGACAAATAGGGCTTGGCTTGCGCCTCCCCTCATCCGGCCGCTGCGCGGCCACCTTCCCCCGCGTGCGGGGGAAGGGATGCGCGATGCGATTAGCGGGTGGCGAGGGCGACGAACGGCGACAGGGTGTTCGTGCCCTTGAACGGCGTGATCGCCTTGGTCCACATCGGCTTGCCGTCGACGCGGTAGGTGATGCGGAACACCATTTCGTCGGTGTTGAAGGCGACGTGCATCGACGTTGCCGCTTGGACGCCGTTCTTGTCGACCACCGTGTATTGGCTCAAATCGACCAGATTGATGTCGCCGAGCGTGCCGAGCGTCGAGCAATATTCGGCGTTGATGATCGGGCGCCCCTTCAGCGTCGCGTAGGGGGCGGCCGACAGGCCACCGGGCGGCATGTAGACCAGTTCGCCTGCCGTCCCGACCGGGCCGTTGAGCGCCTGGAGCTGCGGCTCGACGTCCTGGTTGATCAGCCAGACCGCGCTCTTGCGGCTGCGCGCCCAGCAACGGGCGAACATGTTATCGATGTTTTCCTTGACGACGGTCTTGGTCGCCTGGCCGTTCTGCTTGGCGACGCTGAGCAGCGCCGGACTGTTGAGGACGCCGAGCGGCATGCCCGCGCCGGTGCCCTCCCAGATGCCGTCCTCGGTCATGAACATGATTTCTTCCGAGAACGCCTGAACGCCGATGGCGTTGAGGGCGGTCGAATCCTGCATCATTTCGCTGGTGACGTACCACAGCGACATCAGCTTCTTGAGGTCGAACTCGATCAGCCGGAATTTCGGCTTGCTCGGCGCCGGCGCGATGCCTTCGGCCAGCCAGTAGGACTGCACGCCGCCCCAGCGCGAGCCGGTGACGCGGCTGGTTTCGTCGACGCCGGGAATCTTGAGGCCGTTGGAATTGGCGCTGATCGGGATCTTATTCACCCGGCTCAGAATCTCGCCCATGTCGTGGGCCAGCATGAAGATCGCCGCGGCGAAGTCGACTTGAACGAGGAAGCCGCCGCCGGTCGGATCCATTTCGGCCGAGCCGGTCGGACCGGCGCGGTTTACCTCGGTTGGCGCCCGCACCAGGCGAGAATCGGTGTTCGAGCCGTGGCTAGCGTAATGGCTGGCGATGGCGCACAGCTGCTCGCCGAGCGTGGCGAACTGGCGCGAGCGATCGATGCTGACGCCGAGGCCCTGGCGGGCGGCGCGCAGATAGTCGCCGAACGCCTCCGGCTTGTGCGGATCGAGCCGCGCGCCGAGCTGGGCGCGATAGTGCAGAATGCCGCCGGCCTCATCGACCGAGGTCGACTCGGGCTGCTCGGCCGGCGCGCCGCGCAGCAGCGCCGGACGCGCCAGAGAGGCGGAACGCTTCTGGGCGGATTCGGCGCGGGCGATCAGCGCCTCGCATTCGACGATTTCGCGCTCCTTGGCCTCGAAGGCCTTGGCGTCAGCGACAATCGCGTCGCTGTTGAGTTCGTCGGTCAGCGCGCCGAGTTTACGGCGCAGCTCAGCGAGCTTCTCCATAGGTAGGCTCCAACATTGCAGCGCTTCACAGCGCGGCGGGGATGCGGCGTCTCACGACGCTGCGGTCACCTTGCCCAAGGGTCCGGAAGGGCGTCACCGGCGGGGCCGGAATTCTGAATTTCGGGGTTTCTGGCTTTCAGGCCGCGGCGAGACCGGCGCGGCGCTTGATCGCGGCGGCTTTGCGGGCGCGCAGCGCGCGCGCCTCGTCATCGTCGCCGTCGTCTTCGGGATCGTCGACCTGCTCGAACACGCCGCGCACCAGGTCGCAGGCCTCGCTCATCCGGCCGTGGGCGTCGCGCAGGCAGCGCTCGTTGTCGGCCGACAGCACCCTTCCGGTGCGCGACAGCGGCTTGCCCGCGGCGCGGTCGATGGCGAATGAAACGCGCTTGCCGTCGAGATGGGCGCGCATCGCCTGAACGAGGCTGGCCAGCGCCACATTGTCGAGGCCGAGCAACCCGCGCAGGGCGGCGCGCTTGAGGCCGGCCGGCGAAGCCATCGCCATGACTTCGGCGCCCGGCTCTTCCTCGTCGTCGCCGGCGACCAGCTCGTTGACTTCCTCGATCGTCATCTTGATCAGCACGGCGCCCAGCGCCTTCAGCGCCTCGAGCAGCTCGGCCGGGACGGTCGAGCCGTCCGCCTCGTAGGCCGCTTCCCACTCGACGTCCTCTTGGACGTAGCCGAGATCCGCGAGCAGCGAGGCAAGCCAACCGACGTGCCACAGCGAGCGTTTGCCGAGCTTCGGCGCATCTGCAGTTCGTTCGGCGGCAAGATCGACAACCGGTTCGTTGGCGCGCGCCGCGACGGGCTCGGCGACCGGCTCAAGCGCGGCTTGTGCTGAGGCTTGAGCGGCGGGTTTGGCGCGGGTCTTGGCGGCCATCTTGGCTTCCCTTCGCAAGGTTTCGAGCTCGTCGCGCGGCAGCACGGCGAAGCCGCCGAGATCCAGGGCGCGGCTGGCCCATTCGAAGATCGGCGTGGTGTCGATTCCGGCCCCGCGGGCGGTGGCGAGCGCGGTCGACAGCGCCGGCACGGGAACGGCGGAGATCTCGAGCAGCTCCTGCTCGAGGAAGTCGATGCCGCCCGGACGGCTCTTGTCGGTCGCCTGGCGCCATTTGCGCGGCAGCCACGACACCGACGTGGCGTTGAGGAAACCGCCCTTGGTCAGGCGGAAGATCGTGTCGGCAAACGGATACTCGTCGGCCTCGGCGAAGCGCACTGTGCCGCGCAGCACAGTTGCGTCCGCGCCGATCTCGGTCACCTTGCCGATCGGCGGCGACGAGGAATCGTGGGCCCACAGAAAGACCGGGTTGGCGAGATAGGCGGCGAGATCCCAGCCGGCGGTGCGGATGGTGTCGCCGTCGCGCGCCACCGATTCGTCGGAAAAGATGTAGTCGACCGTGCGATCGTCCGCCGCGCGGCTGATCAGCGGCGCGGCGGTCGCCAGGCGGAGATAGCGCGGGCCGCCAGGAAGGGTGCGCTGGGTCATGCGGGCGTTCCCGACGGGCTGACGCCGCGCGGACCATGTGGCGGCGGCCCGTCCTCGCGAAGGAACATTTCTTCGTCGTCAAGGAGCGCGCGCACGTGTTCGAGGGGCGGAGACAAATCGCCGATATAGGCGATGGCAAACGCTCGCTTGCCGTCGATGATCTTCTCGAAACGCCATTCATCGTCGCGGGGCGACGCGATGCGCTTCCAGCCATTGTGCTCACGAAGGTCGCTCATGCCGCCTCGCGGAAATGGATCATTGGGTTTGCCGCGCGGCGGCCAGGGCTCTGGCCGGCGCGAGGCTCAGCAACGCTTCGGCAATGGTTGGCGCGCCATTGGCGCGCAGCCAATCGGCGACAAATCCAGCGAGTTTGGCGTCGGACGAATCCGCTTCCGGCCGGCCGCCGTCGTCGGCCCCGCCACCGGTGGCGTCGCTGCCGGCCGCGGCGAGATTCGACGGCGTCAGCAGTTTGCCGATTTCCGGCTCCGGATTGCGGCCATCATCGACCCGCGCCTCCTGCGGCGACAGGAAGCCGGCGCTGATCGCCCGGGCGTAGTTGTTGTAGCGCGCCGTGATGTCGGCCCGCGTCAGTTCGGACAGGTCGAAGTCGATGAACAGCTTGCTCGGCCGCAACGCAAACGACGTGTGCAGCTTCCAGCGCCAGCGCGCGGTGTAGCTCGACAGCGTCAGGTTGATGTATTCCTGGCTCTGCTGGCCGATGTTGTTGTTGGTCGACCGCGTCAGGTCGCCGAGCATGTGCAGCGGCACGCGCCAGATGCGGGCGACCTCCTGCAATTGGAACGACCGCTGGGCGATGATCTGCAGGTCGTTGGCCGACATGGCGATCGGCTGGTATTTGAGCCCCTGCTCGAGCACGGCGATCTTGCCGGAATTCTGCAGGCCGCCCTTCAGGTCTTTCCAGTCCTGGGCGATGCGCTTGGCGGCGTCCGCGCTGAGCTTGGTGTCGGTGGTAAGCACGCCGCCGAGCGCGGCGCGGTTGGCCATCCAGCGCGACGCCTGCTGCTCCTGGGCGAGCGCCAGGCCGATCGCCTCCTTGGCCAGCATGATGCGGCTGGCGCCGAGCAGGCCGTTGGCCGAGAAGCCGCGCACGTGCAGCATGTCGTCGAACGGAATGAGGAACGGTTCGCCGCGCAGCTCGGCCATCATGTGCAGGCCGTTGGCGGTGACGCGGTAGAAGAGTTCGCCGTCCGGCGATTCCCACAAAGCCGCCCAGTCGGCGTTGACCGGGACGAGCTTGATTGTCTGGCCGCGCAGGTTGCGCACCTTGACCGCGTAGGCGTTGCCGCGCAGCAGCAGGCTGCACTGCATCATCTCGGCGAATTCGAACCAGTTCTGCCAGGCGTTGGGCTGATAGAGCAGATCGTAGAGTTCGTGGTCGTCGGCGTCGCTTCGGCCGCCGGTCTGCGGATCGATGCGATAGATGCGCGGCGTGAGCTTGGCAAAATCCTCCGCCAGCATGGTGACGCAGGCGATGACGCCGGTGGCGTTGAGCGCCGTCTGTTGGTTGACGTTGACGCCGGCGGCTGATTCCGCGTTGACCAGCGCGGCGCTCCACATCATCTCGTCTTGGGTCGAGTCGGTTGTGCGTTTGAAATTGCGGAGGAAGCCCATCAGGCGATGCCCTTGATCGCCACATAGACGAGGATGGCGCCGGGAACGAGATAGGCCGCCGGCGGATAGATCTGCGCTGCGCCGCCGGCGAGCAGCGCCAGGCCGATGAGCAGCGCCAGCTCGCGGGCGGCGACGGCGGCGGCGAGTTTCGCGGCGGCGGAGCGAAGAGGAGCGACAAACTTCACGCGTCCCTCCTCTCGTTCAACCGAAGACGACCAGGCCGCGCTCGGCGGTGTAGACGGAGCCCTTGGCCTCGGGGTTCAGGCTCATCAGCGCGACGCTGTTGAACGCCGCCATCAGCGGGTCGATTTTGCCGATGCCGGAAACCGCCTTGGTGACCAGGATGGCGTTGCCGACCTGGTCGATCTTGGCGTTGCCGACGCACCAGGCCATCATCGCTTGCGCGCCGTGGACCAGCTCGCCGTCGGACAGCTTGTCCTCGGTCGCCTTGATCGTCCCCTGCAGCGTGTAGCCTTGGCGGACGCCTTCGACCTGGCCGCCCTCCTGGGTGATCGGCGTCTCGAGGGCGGCGAGCGCGTCGACGATCAGTTTGACGCCCGCGGGGTCGAAGCCGACTTTGTTGAGCAGGCCGGCCTGATTGACCGTGTCGCAAATCGCCACGACGCCGGCGAAGGCGTCCGACATTTTGTCGACGATCGTCAGGTCGCCGTCCTTCTCGAAGTCCAGCAGGACCGTGGCGATCTTCTGGCGCAGTTTGAGCACGCCGCGGTGGCACCAGGCGTGGGTCCACAGCAGCCAGCGGCGGGTATTCTTCTCGCGACCCAGCACGGCGAGGCCGAGCAGATCGTCGAGTCCGCCGCCGTCGACGCCGATCGTCGCGACCTCGCTGCGCTCAAGCAGCGACTCGAGGGTCAGACCGGGTTCGGCGGCGCCCTGCCAATGGCGGCCGCCTGGCCAAATGTCGAGGCGGCGCGCGTCGCCGATCTCGACGTTGAGATGCTTGGCGTAGAAACCGTTGAGCGACGATTCACCGAAGCCCTTGGCCTCGGCGTGCTGCTCGAGCAGGAATTCCTCGTCGACCGAAGCGCCAAGATTGGGGTTGGTGATGTACCAGAAGCGGCGGTCTTCGTAGGCTTTCGCCTCGACCATGTCGGGCGGAAATTCGTAGAGCACGCCGAGGCTGCGCGGATCGACAATCTTGCCGTCGCGAATGTCGCGGAAGCGCTCGAGGCGCTGTTTGAACACGCCGGCCGGCGGCTCGTCAGACTGGGTCGTCAGGTAGATGACAAACCCTTCGGGCCGCGACGCCAGGCCGCCCATCGCCTCGCGCAGCATGTTCTCGGCATTGGCCTGTTTGCCGAACAGCCAAAGCTCTTCGACCAGCAGACCGACCGTCTTCTTGCCGCCGGTGGTCTCACTGTCGGCGGCGATGACCTTCAGCGTTGCGCCAGTCAGGCGATGGGTGATGGTGCGGATGTGCGCCTGCGCGTGCAGCAGCGCGGCGAGTTCCGGGTCGGCCTTGATCATGTCGAGGGCCGGCGCGAAGGAATTTTTGGCGATCTCGATCGTCGGCGCGAGGATGACGTATTCGGCGCTGAGCCGCCAGTTGCGCATCAAAGCGGTGAGCATGATGCCGGCGGCGCCGGTCGACTTGGAGTTTTTCTTGCTGATCAGCAGGAAGAAATAGCGGACCAGGCGGCGACCGGCCTCGGCGTCGTAGGATCCGAAGATCGCCGCGACGAAGTCGAACAGCCATTGCCGGCAGGCCGCGCGCATCGTCGGACTGCCGGTGGCGTCGACGATTCTGAGGCTGCCGAAGATCTCCAGCGCCGCTTCCGCCTCGGCGGGGAAGAGCGGATTGAACGGGACCAGCGAACGGCCGGCGAGGATGCGGTCCTGCCAGTCCGGACACGCGGTCGACCACGTCTTCATTCGTTGTCGACGACAAGACGCGGCGGCGCCGGCGGCGCAAACCGGCCGACGCCAGAGGCTTTGGCGGCTTCAGCGCGCTCGCCCTTCTTGCCGACCTTGCCGCCGCCGGCGCGGCGCGCCGCTTCGGCCATCACGGCGCGGGCAGCCGAAACCTTGGCGGATGGCTCGGCAAAGGTGCTTTTCAGCACGCGATCAAGGGCCTGGTAGGCAGACTTAACGAGGTCGTCGAGCTCCGGCACGGGCTGGGCGGCAAGGATGGCCCCCATCTCTTGGACCGTCACCTCGGCGAGTTCCTTCGCCACATCGAGCTTGGGCTTGCGGGGCCTTCCTCCTGGGTTCGAACGCCTCCCACCGCGGCCGACGCCGCGCGACTTAGTCATTGAAATGCCTAGCCCCTTTGGTTTCGGCAAAAACCAAACGGAAAAAATTCTGCGCGTGGGTGGGGTCGTGGTTGCAGGACGGTGGAGGGCTGAGGATTTAAACCCCCACCCCCTTCTACCGTCCGCGCCGCGCCCACCGCTTCGCTCGTTCGGCGTTGGTCTTCAGCGTGTGGTGCTTACCGCACAGGCACTGCCCATTGGCTGGGTCGAACCTGGCCCCGCCGTCCTTCACTTCGACGATGTGGTCGGCGAACATACGGGGCTCGCGGCGGCCGCAACCCATTGCTTCACAGACGCCGTCCGCCCGCGATATGACTTGATCGCGCCACACCCTATACTGAGGAGTGGAGTATAGATCATCGGCTGTCTTCGGCGGCACACGGGCAACCGAGAGATTGGCCGCCGTCAGCATCAGCGGCAGCGTGCGCAGTCCCATCAGTTGGGCTTGCCGGCGTTCTCGCCGTAGACGCCACGAAGGAAGTCGAGGATCTGCTGCGCCGCGTCGAGCACCTCGGCGGTGGTCGCCTTCGGCCCCTTGACATGAACCGCAGTCTCCAGCGCGATCAGCCGCAGCTCCTGGTCGCTCAGCATCAGAGGAACCCCCTGCCCGCGTGATCCTTGAACGCCTTGGCGCGGCGGTCATAGATCTTCAGCGTCCTGACGTCGCGATGGCGGGTGACGTCCATCACCTTCAGTACGTCAGCGTTGTTCTCGAGCGCGCTGGTCACGAAGCCGGCGCGCAACGAATGGCCGGAGAACAGCTTCGGGTCGAGCTTGGCGGCCTTCGCCCAGCGCTTGACGATTAGCGCTACAGACTGGTCGCTCAAGCGCTCAGCCGCAAGCCGGTCGCCCTTGTGGACGCGGCGGAAGACCGGCCCTTCGACGATGCCGGCGCTAGAGAGCCAGTCGTCGAGCGCCTCGATCACGCCGAGCTTGCGGCCGCGCGGAATGGCGATCTCCTGGCCGCGCCCTTCCTGGTCGGTCTTCGACCAGGCGATGCGCAGCACAATCCCTTCCGCCCGGCGATCGATCGCGTTGACGTCTAAGTCAACGATCTCGCTGCGCCGCAGCGCGGCGGCGAAGCCGACAAGGATGATCGCCCGATCGCGTTTGCCCGCCAGCGTTGGCGGAATGCGCTTGACCATCGCGGCGGCGATCTTGGCGATCGCCGGCGCCTTGGCGACCGGCGCGACGCCGAGCTGACGGCGAATGCCGCGCATCACGGCCTTGACTGATTCTTCGCCGGTCGGCGCGGCAAAGCCGCCGAGACGATGGGCGTAGCAGATCGCCGCGGCCCGCCGCTGGATCGTCGACACCGACAGCTTGCGGTCGGCGAGATTGGCGAGATAGGCGGCGACAGTGCCGGCCGAAGCCGGCAGCGCCGCCGCCCCTACGCTTTGACACCACGCGGTAAACTGCTTGAGATCGGCGCGATAGGCGAGCCGCGTCGCGGCCGATTTCTCGGCCAAGGCGTAACCGGCCGCCGAGGTCAGTGCATCCGTGAGCCCCGGCGCCGGAACGCCCGACGGCGGGCCAATGACGGCCAGTTCGTCGGACATCGGGATTGCTACATGCGGCCCGGCCTCGCCGGACCTCTTGGCTTGCTTCGACCGGGCGCGCCGCGCTCGCAGTCGATGCAGAGAATGTCGTTTTTCAAGAAGGTCCGACGCTCGCGTTCGGCGCGCTCGCGCAAATGGCTGACGCGCGGCTCAGGCACCGGGTTTTCGCAGGAAAAGCAGGGCTGTCCGAAGCGCGGCCGCAGAATGTCGCCCATCGGATTGCATCCTCCGGAACGCGGAAACAGAGCTAACGGGAAGGAAGATTATCGCTAGTGATCCAGCGCCCGCGTGCGGGCGGCGACAGCTCAGCGAAACGAGCGCGTAGCTGGAGGCGCTGACGCCGACTCGATCGCCTCGGCGATCCAGCGTAGCTCGTCGACGATGGCCCGGTCGCCAAACAGCAGCGCGACTCGCCATTGCTCTTCGCTGCGATGCGAGATCCGTTTGGCCGCGACATCCCGGTCATGCCGCGCCGCCTGATCGGCGGTGGCGAAGAGGGCGCCCCGCTCGAGCTGTGAAGCGTAAGCGGCGATTTGCGGGTAGCTCATGCCCTCGCCTCGTCGAGTGTCGCCGGCATCTCGTCGACCAGGAAGCGCATCGCCAGCCAAAGCACGGCGTCGCCCTCTCGCAACGCTTTGCCGAGCGACCCGTCGTCCTGTTCGGCCACCTTCTTCGCCGCCCAGCGGCAATCGAAAGCGCGCGCCTCGTCGCCGGTGGCGAAGAGCTTGGTCTCGTCGAACTTCGACCGATAGGCCGACGTCGGGGAATAGTAATTGCTCATGCCCGAGCGGCCTTCTTCTTGACCCCGCCGAGCGGCCGCACCTCGTAGGTCGTGCGGTCCTGTGGTGCCGAGCGGGCGGCGCACCACGCCGGCCCCATCTCGGCGCGAATCTCGCGGATCTTCAGCGAGTCGAAGCTGCGGGTCGATTTGACCACCGAGAACTTGGCCCCCTCGACCACCGTCAGGCCGCGCCGTTCGAATTCGGCCTTCAGCGCCTCGATCTCATCATCGACCTTGTCGGCTCGCGCCTTCAGCGCGCCCCAGCGATCGGCGAGCTCGGTCTTGGCGACCTTGGTCAGCGGAATAGCGTCTCGGCTCATCGAAAGGCCTTTCTCGCCGCGGCGATCGCGTCGGAGGTGCGGCGCGGGCCGCCGCGCGTCGCGACGAACACGCTGCGCCCGCCGACATCGACCCGCCCGAGGGTGAATTTCGAATCCGGCGCGCGTCGCGGCGCAATGCACCCGGGGTTGACGTCCTCAGCCAGCCGCTTGAGGTCGGCCTCGACCTCGCCGCGGTCGACGAAGAATGCTTCCGGGTCGTGATTGAGCGGCTTGAGCCGGCCGACCCGCGCGGCGAGCGCAAACAGCCGCCCAGCCGCCTGGTCGGGCGTCATCGCAGGATCGTCATCGATGGAGGGTTCCGGAAATGAAAAGCGCCCCGCCGGCCTTTGGCCGGGGAGCGCGTTTCGACATCTCCCTTATGCCACAAGCCCCAGATGGAGCGCAAGCCCTCGCTGACCTTCAGGGTTAACCTGTTTCACGCGAAACCGGCGACGCAGGCGCCGCCCTTGCCCGCGTCGGTTGAGTCAACAGGCCGAACAGCAGTCGGCGAAAACAAGCACGCGCTCCGGCTTGCTTTCGATGTCGACCAGCAGCCGCCCCAAGGTCGAGAACTCAGCCACATGGCCGAACCAGCAGTCCAACACCGGCTGCGCCTCGATCGGCAGCCTGATCAGGATCTGCACCCGATCGCCGCGGCGATGCTCACGCCGGAAGCGCCGGCCCATGGCGATCGCGATTCCGGTCCTGTCGAGCGTCGGCCGAGAACGGGCGCCATACCCGTTTGCGTTCACGCTTCGGCCTTTTCGTCAGGCGCAAGCCTTCGCATGCCGCGGTTCCTCACCGAATGATCGGCGCACGGCTCGCACATCCGATAAGCGCGCTGGTCGCGCTCGGACCAGATCCTGCAAGTCGCCGGCGCGTTGCAGGGAATGTAGGTCTCGTGCGACAGCGGCGACGCCTCCTCGCACCGTCCGGGCCCAGCTCGCAGCTCCATGGCAGTCATATCCTCGCGCGTTCGTCGCGCCATTCCCCGTCCGCCTTGAGCATCGCGGCGCGCCGGTTGAGCGTTTGTGCGACCGATCGAGGAATTACACTTTCGCCGCGGTGCAAAAACGCTGCGACCTCTTCGTAGAAACCGACCGACGTTATGAAACCGCCGGCGAAGAAGACGGCCGTGGCTTCTTCCATCGTCGCGATCTCAGCCAGCGCCTTGACCGGCATCAGCGTCGCCACCCGGATCACCGCCGGCGCGGCGACCAGGCCTACCAGCCCGGCAAGGAAGCGCCGGCGCGGCATGGCGATGGTCATTGTGTGAGTTGACCCGGCCTTGGCGAAAATTCACGCCTTTCGACGTGGTAGCAAAAGCCATCCCACTCCAACACCGCAATGTCCGGCTGCTCGGCCGAAATCGTCCGCAGCGGGATCCGCAGCCGCTCCACGCCGTAAAGTCGGTCGGCGTTCTTCATCGTCCATCCGACGATCTCGCCGTCGCTGGCGCTCGCGTCAGGCCACCGGCTCATCCTTCCGCCGCCCCCTTCCCCGGCCGCGTCGGTCGCCGCGCCGGCGCGCTGGCGACCATCGGCCGCCGCCGCTCCCGCGCCTCGCGCCGCGCCGCAATCGCCAGCGCCTCGCGGCCGGAATAGACCCGCTCCGCCCCGGGCCCGAACAGGTCGCGCGGCTTGTCGGCGTCGGCCTCGCCGAGCCACGGGGCCAGCGCCGCCGCCGGCGGCAGCGCGGCGATGCGCTCCATTTTCCCCGACAGGGCTTCCGCCAGCGCCTCCAGCCCCTGCCGCCAGGCCAGATATTCGGCCCGCGCGTTGACGATGGTCTGCGGGTCGGGGTCCCACTCCAGCCGGCAATAGGCCCCGCCGGGATAGAGGTCGTGGCGGATCGGCGCGCAGCGCGTCTCGACCTCGCGCTCGACTGTGCTCCCCTCGACGGTCGGCTCGCGCCAGGTCTCCTGCCGCCACACGCCAGGCTTGCCGTTCGGCGCCGCCTTGGCGAAGGGCGCCGGGCGCTCCGGCCCCAGCGCCGGCCGGCTGGCCATCCGGCCGTGAACCAAGGTCAGGTTGACGATGTTGGCGATCGCCGCGGCATAGGCGCCGTCGACGTCGACCGGCAGCCCGATGTCGAGCGCCAGCGCCTCCGGCGCCAACCGCCCCGCCATCGCCGCGGCGAGCCCGCCAATCGCCGTCTCGACCAGCAGCGCGTCTTCGTCCGGATCGCCGGTCCCGAGTCCGCTCCTGCGCGCGCCCAGCCCCGGCAGCGCGCCCGCGCCGCGTGACGACCCGCCGGTGGCGAACGCCCCGGCGAACATCGGCGAAATCTCGGGAAAGCCGGCCGGCCACATCCACCGCCCGACCAGGCTGGCGTCGTCGCGCCGCAGATTGAGGCCCAGACGCTGCGGACCGTCGGATCCGCGTCGTCCCTCCAGCCCCTGCCCACACGCCCAACGCACGACGTCCTCGACGTCCATCAGACGCTTAGCGCCTTGAGTCATGTGCTTGCGCAGCCCCAGCCGCAATTTATGTATCACGCGACTGTGATGCGGTAAAGCGTTGAAACGCGGCGCGTTTCCTAGACACCCGGGTCATCGCCCCCGCCCCGCTCCGCCGCCGGCTCGCCTTTCGGCCGCAGCCCGATCGCCCGCAGCGCCAGCGGCGACAGCGCGCACGGACGGCCGGAATAGTCGGGCGGCGCCGCGTCGACGGCGCCCGCCGCGGATCCGCCGAGCAGATCGGGGTAGCGCCCCTCCAGATCCTCGCGGCTCGGCCGCGCCGCGGCGTCGCCCGGCGGCGGCAGCGCCTGGCGCTCGCGCGCTCGCGCCTCGGCCCGCGCCGCCGCGTAGATCGGTTCCATCTCGCGTTCGCAGGCGCTGCGGATCTCCGCCACCGTCGGCAGCCATTGCGACCAGCCGGCGATTCCGATGCGCGGATCGGCCACCCGCCGCACGACGGATTCGGGATAGCCGCCGAGAATGGCGGCGATCGCCCGGACGTAGATCTCCGCGTCCTCGGCCTCGCCCTTACGATAGCAACCGAGGACGATTCTCGCGCTCTCGCTGGCGATCGCGGGCGAGCAGTTCGCCAACGGACGGCGGGATGGGTCCGAAGACGACGCGCCCGCTGGCGACGTCGTCGCAAAGGCGCTTAGCGGCCGCATGGACAGATTTCTCCGGATTTGGTTGAGGATTGGCCGAATTGAACGCCGTCGGGCTCAGCAGCCGCATCACCAGCGCGATTGGGTCCTTGGTGCCGTGTTCGCGGGCCCGCCGAATGGCGTCGAGAACGCGCAATGGGTCGCCGCGGGCCAGCTTCAACGCTCGACCGATGACGCTGCGCGCCGCCCGGTCCGGCGCGCCCATCGCCCGCATGTGATCGAGCCCTTCGGCCCACAGCCGCTCGGTCGGATCGGCCGGATATTCCGGGTTTTCGACCAAGGCGATGCGCGGCGCGGGCGACGCCCTGGCGTCCGAAGCGTCAGCTTCGGAACCTTCTTCCTTCCTCCTTCCTCCTTCCTCCTCCCTCTGAGGCGAAAGTACGGAACTCAGGCCACTTGAAGCGGCCTCAGTTCCGTACTGAGGCGAGTTGAAGGGTGGAATGGCGTCAGGCGCCGGCGCCTCGAGCGGCAGCTCGGGGGCAAAAGCCTCTACGCCCTCATCCGCCTCGCCATCCCGCCGCGGCGCGTCGCCGGCGGCGGCGCGGGCGGCCGTCCCGGCGTTCGGCCGCGCGCCGTGGTCGAAGCCGGCGTAGGCCCGCGTCTCGTCGGTGAACGGATAGAGATCGACCGGCTTCTTCGGCCGCTGGAAACGGACGAAATTGCGGATCACGCCGATCAGCCGCCCGTCGATGCGGAACTGCCGGATAAAATTGAGCCGCGCCAGCGCGTCGAGCAGCTCGGCGATGTCGAACGGCGCGGCCGGCAGAACCCGCGCTTTCAGCGTCAGCGGCTTCCATTCGAAATGGCCGGCGTCGTCGGCCTGGCACCACAGGCCGATCAGCAGCGCCACCGCCGCCGGTTGCTCGATCGTTAATTGCATGAAGGCTTCGTCGGTGAACAGGCCCGGATGGACCGACCGTATGCGCGCCATAAAAACCCCCAAACCCAAACGCCGCGCCGCCGAGCGCGGTTCTTGTCAGTCCAAATGCGCCAACGCCGCCCGTTCGACCGCCCAGTCGCGCCAATGCGCGATATGGCCGGCCTCGATCCCGACGCTCGCCGCAACGTCGTCGGTCAGTCCGAGATAAAGGAAGCTTTCGAGCGCCCGCTCGATTGCGCTGGGCGCGCAGCTCAGCGTGAAGGCGACGTCATGCGCGTCGATCAGGAAGAAGCCGTCGGCGTTGCGGCTCAGCGCCGAATCGAGCGCCCGCCGCAGCACATAGGCGCAGCGCTCGATCCGCTGGCCGCTGAGCGCGGCCGCCTGCGCCAGCTCCGGTAGCTTGATCAGCGAAATCCCGCCGCGCGTCCAGACGTTCATGCCGGCGCTCCCGCAGTCTGAGCGCCGTCGGTCGCCATCGCCGCTGCTCTCGGCCGCTCGATTTCGACGCCATGCGTCACATGCCAACGCCCGTTGGCGTGCGGCTCGCACTCGCGCAAGATCCAAGGAACGAGGCGCTCGCGCCAGACGTCGAAGGCGCACCAGCCCGTGCCGTTGTCGACCGCGTTGACGTCGAAGACGCCGAGCGACTCGCGCCGCCACGCGCCGACCCAATGCGTATGGCGATAGCGCGCCCGCAGCGGCACGCCCGGCGCGGTCCACGGCCCTTCCCACTGGATGCGCGCCAGGCCGTACGTCGGGAAATGCGGTCCGATCTTGCGCCAGCGGCAACCGATTTCGTCGAGCGCGGCGAACATCAGCGTCGGGTTGGCATAACCCTTGCGCTCGAAGTCGCCGAGGAACGGCCGGATTTCATCGAGCGTCACGCCGATCATCGCCGCCAGCGCGCCGGGCCCGCAATTGGCGCCCCATGCCGCGTTGGCGCGCTGCATTTCCGCCGCCGCAATCGGTCGCGGTCCGATCATGCCGCGCCTCCGTCGAACAGCGAGCCCTGCGCCAGGCCGCGCGCCGCCGCCGGATTGAGCCACAGCACCTCGACGCGCGGACGCCCGCCGTCGGCCATCGCCTCGCGGGTGAAGCGCCGCCAGCCTGGCAAGGCGTCTTCGTAGAGTGGCGACGGATAGGCGGAGAGCGCGACCAGGCCTTTCAGCGCCCCCAGCCCGGCGAGCAACGCCTGATGCGCAGCATCGTCGAGCTCATAGCGATAGCCGTGCATTGTCCCCCTGCCGCCGCCGAGCGACGAGCGCGTCGCCAGCACGTAGGGCGGATCGACATAGAACAGCGTCTGCGGCGTGTCGTAGCGCGCGATGATCTCCTGCGCGTCGCGCTGCTCGATCACCGTGCCGAGCAGCCGCCGGGTGAAAAAGGGAATGCAGGCGGCGTAGGAGGCCCAGCTCTGCGCCGGCAGGCTGTCGCCGCGGCCGCCGCCGAGCGCGGCGCGAAACCCGGTGCGGCAGCGCCGCGTCACGCTGTCGGTGCCGTGTCCCATGAAGCTCAGCACGATCGTCTTGCGCGCCGCGTCGATTTCGTCGATCGCCGGCGCGTAGCTGTCCTCGAACTCTTCCCTAGCGAACGGGGTCAGCTCGAGCCGGCGGTGCAGCTCGCTCGCCGCCGCCGGATCCCGCAAGACGCGAAACACGTCGACCACAGCGCCGTCGAGGTCGTTGTAGCATTCGGCGGCGATCGCCGGCTTGCGCAGCAGCACGCTGGCGCCCCCGCCGAACGGTTCGACGTAGATGGTGTGGGTCGGCAGATGGGCGATGATCCACGGCGCCAGCCGCCACTTGCCGCCATGCCATCTTACCGCGGGCCGCATCGGCGCGTTCATGCCGCGCCTCCGCGGATGCGCGCCATTAGCGTGGCGCGATCGATCTCGCCGGCGGCGAAGGCGCGCGCCGCGCGCATCACCAGGTCGGCGTGCAGCGCCGCGTTATGCGCCGCGAGCGGCACGAGCCGCATCGTCGCCGGCCGCGCGGCGGCGCGCCGCGTCTCAGTGCGTTGCGCCGCGCGCCGCTCCTTGACCCGCTCGCATTGCGCCCCGCGCTCGCCGTGCTCGTCGAGCAGCCAGCGGACGGTCGCCAGCGCCTTGCCGAAATGGCTCGCCAGCTGCTCCGGCGACCAGCCGCGCCGTCGCAGATCGCGGCATTCCACATGCCAGGCCGGCGGCGCGCTACGCGACATGGACGGCCTCCGCGGCTTCAAGACTCGCTTCTGCGATCGCTGGCGCGTCCGACTCGCGGGCGAACGCCGCTCTGGCTCGCAGCGCCGCGCAAACCGCCCGGTCGACCTCGCGGCCGTTCATCAACTCGGCGCAGGCCTCGGCGAGATTGAAATGCGTCGTCCGCCGATTTGGCTCGGCAATCCGATGGGCCGAGGCGATGGCGACGAGCTCGTCGCGATGCAGGATGTCGAGCATGCGGCGCGGCCATGGCTGCGAACTGTGAACCGGCTTGTAGCCGCACGTCAGCGTCCCCACTTCGGCGTCAACAGTCCAGGTCCAGACGCCCCCCGGCCCGACGCGCTGAATCGCCGCCTGCGCCGCGGTATATTGTGGCTGCGAGCCGACGTAGCGCCGCCCTTCGAGGGTTCGAACGACCTCGCGCCACGGGAGGTCCTCGTTCCACTTCGGCGCCAGCGCAACGATCAGCAGATGCGACACCGGCGCGAAGGCGCGCAGCTGCGCCTCCAAGCGGTCGGCGACGTCCCGGCTCGATTTGATTTCGAGCGCCACGAGCTCCGTCTCCGTCACCGCCGCGAGATCGATGCGGTTCTGCGCGTAACGGGTCGGCAGCTCGTGGATAATCCGCGCTGTCGGCCACAGCTCGCGCAGTTTCGCGGCGCACAGCGCCCGCATCGCCAGTTCTTCGCTGGAGCGATTGCGGAAGGACGATAGCGGCGCGGTCATGCGCGCCCCCGTTGTTCGTCACAGAGCGCCGTCGACCTCTTGGATGATCCCCCTTCCGCGCTCGGGTACCCGTCAAGGGGCCGAAAGCCCGTCGAGAGACGGGCGTCTCCCGACGCCCTTTTGGCCCGCCTGCGGCGGCGCGCCGAAAGGCGCGCCCTTGACGGGTAGCCGAGCGCGGAACAAAGAGGCTGCCAAGAGGTCGACGGCGCGGTCCGTCGGATGCGCGGTGATCTCGTCATGGCGGCGCTCCCACGCCAACCAGGCTCATGACCGCCGCGACCGCGCAGGCGATCGCCAGCGCGCCCGATGAGAACACGCCGATCGCCGAGCCATCCTTGGCTTCGGCCCATGTCGCCAGCGCCAAGCCGGCGGCGACGGCAATCCAGATCGTTGTCACCATAGCCCTGCTCCCGCGCCAGCAAAAAAACCCGCCGCAATCGCGCAGCGCGCGCCAGCCGCATAGCGGCGAAGCCCGAAGGCCTTCACCGCCGCTGCGGTCTCGCCGACCGCCATCACAACAAAGAATGCGATCGTCATGGCCACATCCCCGCCGCTTGCGCCGCGCACAGGCCGGCGAGTGCGCCGCTGATCGCCGCCATGCCGTCGCGGCGATCCCGCAGCATGGCCAAGACCAGCACGGCGTTGGCGCAGGCGAGCGCGGCGAAAACGGCCGTCGTCATGCCCCCTCCCCGTCGCGCTTCAGCCAACCGGCGTGGCCTGCGTAGGCGCGGCCGACGCGGAAAATCAGCCAGCAGACGTACGCCGTCCCCGTCCCGAGCGGCAGGCCTTTGGCGACGCGCCGGCGATAGATGTTTCCGGGCCATAGCGACGGCCGCGGCGTGACGTAGAGGATGTCCACCAACGGCGTGTCCTCCAGCCAATGCGCGGCGTTGAGCCGCCGCGTCGGCACGAGCATCGCTACGCCGAAATCGGCGACGGCGAGCGCCTTCTCGATAAAGGCTCTCATTTGCAGGAACGGCGGGTTGCAGACGATCGTCAGCAGTTGATTGCGCGCCGGCCGACGCCAGCTCGGCGAGAGGAAATCGCAGCCGCCGCGCACGTTCGGACTGCGTTTGATCAGGTCGCTGCCTAACGCCGCCAAACCGGCGCGGCGCGCCGATCGCACGATATGGCCGAAGCCGGCGGCGGGATCGAGGATCACGATCTCGTCTCGCCCAGGCCAACTCATTCCGAGCGGGTCGACGACCTGATCGGCATAGTGTGCGAACAGCCGCGCCGAAACCCACGGCTCCTCGACATAATGCTCGTGCTTGACCCGGGCGAATTCCGACGACCGCCGTCCGCCGCCCGGCTTGACTTTTGCCGACAAACCCGGGCGAATCGCTGCGTTCCCGCTTTGTCCTTTTGCCTGGGCTGTTGACGATCCGGCGGCGGAAGAGGCTGTGCCGCCGGGGCGCGTCATGACGCTGTCCGCTCCGCTGCGGCGCCGCGCGCCGCGACGGCGTCGGCGTAGTCCTGCGCCGCGTCGCGCAGCCGCGACGCCGCGACGGTCAGCGCCGGCGAAGTCAGGCCGTATTCACGCATCCAGGAGATCGCGCAGCATATCAGGCTGTCGCCCATCGCCGCGACGAACGCCGGCGACGCGTCGAGGTTCAACACCAGCCCCGCCATGCGGATGCGCAGATCCGACAGCGCCAGCGCGATCGCCGCCTCCGTCGGGTCGAGGCCGATGGCCTGCCGCGCGGCGCTCATGCCGGCGCTCCTGCCGCCTTGGCGACTTCGACGATTTCCCAGAGGCGTTGGCCGGCGGCCGCGCGCCAGTTGGCGCCGTGCTCGAGCGCGACGCCAATCAGCCAATGCAGAACGAACGCCTGCTCGGCTTCTGTCTTGGGCGCGATATCGCGGCCTGCGGCGCGGAAGGCGTGCGCGATCGGGCAGGTCTCGAACACCATCATGCCGAGCACTTCGCCGAGTTCAGGCGTCAGGCGTTCCGGCCAGCGCCTTACAGCGCCGGTTTGCGGCTCGTCCGGCGCGATCTCCCCGGCAAGGCGTTCGAGATCAGCCGCCATTGCGCGCATGCCCTTGGCGCGTTCCGCGGGTTTGTCGCGGCAGACGACCGCCGTCAGCGCTTCGAGCGCGCAGACGCCGATCGTCAGCGCGCGCGCGGCGTCGACCTCTTCGCCGCTCGACGCCGCTTCAATTACGCCGACCGACAGAAAGGTCGCCGCCTGGCGATCGGCATCCGACATGTCCTCGATGAAGCGCGGCGCTTTCATTGCGCCCCGTCCTCCAGCTTGCGCCGCGCCGCGACCAGCGCGCGGATCATTCCGTCGATCTCGCGCGCCAGCTTCGCCCGCTCCGGCGGCTTGAGCGCGCCGTTGTCGTGCCAGCCGAGCCGCTCGACGATCGACGCCATCGCCTTGCCGTGCTCGCGTTCCTCGCGCGCCATCAGCGCGGCGAACGATTCGTTGGACGCTTCGACCGCGGTGAAGAACCCGCCGGCCAGCCCCGAAAAATCCTCGGCCGGCGCGCTCGAGCCCGAGGCCTCGACCAGCCGCCGCACGTTGTCGAGCGTGATCTGGTCGGGCTCCTGCGGATCGGAATAGGCGTAGACCTGGGTGGCCGACAGACCGATCAGATGCGCCGCCCGTTTGGCCCCGCCGGCCTCGGCGATCAATCGCGACACGACGTCTTTCGTCGTCCCATATTCGCGCGGTTTGACGGGCTTAAAGCTCATGACGATTTGCCCGGAATGAAATCGACGATCGCGCGCAGGACGCGCCGCACAACGGAAGGCGGCGGCCCGCGCTGAACGAGCGCGGCTGCGTCGTTCACCGTCTCCAGCTCGCGCCGCGGCGCCGGCGCACACTTGCGCCGGTTCACCTCGGCGAGGATCTCGTGGAAGACCGCGATCGATATCTCCGGAGAAACCGCCGGTCGGAAATTGCACGCCAAATAGCCGAGATCCGAGAAGGGCGGCCGTGGCGGCAGTTCGACCAGCTGGAGAAAGCAGCCCTGCGGCAGATCGTCGATGGCGGCGATCGTGTAGACGCCGTCTTTGTCCGGGATTGGCGGCGCCGCGCCGGTGTAAAACGTAATCAACCTGACAGTCTCGGCCCAAACCGCCGAGTCGGCCACGCACACCACCTTCTGCCCCCGCCGGAAACTCATCGCGTCTCTCCGCTCGACGGCGCGCTTTCAACGCCCGATGGTCCGCTGCGGGTCACGGGTCTGTCGGCCGTCACGCGCTCCGAGAAGACGAGGGCGGGCGAGTCGCTCATGCCGCGTCGTCCGGTTTTGAAGAGGGTTTGGCGTGAGCGTTGACCAGCGTTTCGTAGCTCACGTCGGGGACGCCGCTGGCGGCGGCGATTTCCACCAGGCGCGGCCAATAGGCGACGGGAATGGCCCCGCGCAGCTTCCAGCTCGAGACAGTCGAAACGTTCTCGTGGCCGAACTCTCGCGCGACGTTCGAGACGCCGATTGCGGCGATGATTTCTGCAACCGAGGGATGGTCCATGGCGCGAGACTACGCATGAGGCGTAATTCTTGTCAACGCCCGATGCGTAACGCCTTGTGCGAGATAGCCGAAATGGCCGAGTTCTCCGAACGCCTGAAGCGGGCGCGCCTAGAATCAGGCTTCGAGACCGCAACTGCGGCCGCCAGCGCCCACGGCTTCGTCGTCTCGACCTATCTCGGCTATGAAAATGGCGATCGCGAACCGGGCAAGGCTTCGGCGCGCCGAATCGCCGCCGCCTTTCGCATTTCCCTCGAATGGCTGCTGACCGGCCGCGGCGAAATGCGCGGGCGACAGACATCCATCCCGATCACCGGCTGCGTCGGCGCCGGCGCCCTGGTCGATTTTGATCGCGAGCGCGATGAGCTCGCCAACCTCGACGCCGTGCTGATGCCGCGGGACGGCGAAATCGCCGGCTTGGTGGTCGTCGGCGATTCGATGCGGCCGCGTTTCCTGCCCGGCGAGGTGGTGCTCTACGACCCTCGTCCTGTCATGCCTGCCGCGCTCATCGACAGCTACGCCGTGGTGCAGACCGACGACGGCGAGCGCACGCTGATCAAGGTGCTGCGCCGCGCCGATCGCCCCGATCGCTGGCGGCTCGAATCGTTCAACGCCGATCCGGAAGAGGTGGAGCTGCGCGCCGCCTGGCGCTATCTCGGTGTGCTGCCGGGATCCACGGCGCGCGTGCCAATCCCCGCGTCAGGAAAGACCAGAGCGAAGGGTCGATAGAGCCGGTAGGCGCTGCTGGCGCGAGCGGAGCAGGAACCGCCTTTCGGCTATTTTACGGTGCTGATGTCGCCGTACCAGAATTCGCCCGCACTCATTGATTGACCCTCACGCGCCAATACGAAGCGGCCGCGCCGCGCCATGCAACGTCAGCGCTCCCGCAGCGACAAAAGCCAGCCCGACGAAGATCCCGACGAACGCCGCGACGCCGGAAATCGCCGCCATGCCGAGCCCGGCGCCGATTGCCTCGCCGGCGCGGCCGGCGGCCGAATCGGCGCGGCCGACGATCTGCGCACTCATCAGAGCGGACGCGAGCAGGCCCTCCAGCGGCAGAGCGAAGCCTGCAACGCCGGCGATGATGCACAACCTTCCCCATGCGATGCGCGCAGTCGGCGCGGCGATGGCGACGAAAAGCGTCACTGCGGCGACCGCAACGTAAGGCGCCGTCAACGCCAACATCGATGGAGGTTTGTCAGGCGTCGCGGCGGCGGCAATGGAAAACGCCAATGGAATGCCGCTTATGGCCAGCAGCACCGCGCCCATCACAATAATTGCGAGAATTCGCCCGATTGCGCCCATCTGGTCCCCCAACCATCGGCCGCAAACGCTGCCACGCGGTAGCCCCGAGAGTCCACCCATGCAGCGTCACAGAAAGTTCGCTCGCCGAGATTGCACTACGCAAAAGGCGTTGACATCAATTACGCTTCGTGCGTAGTCTAGGCGACCGAGCCTCATTCCGGACGCCCCATGTCCCCGCCCCGCCTCTTCCAGCCCGCCGCCGCGCAGTGCCTGCGGCTGTTCGCCGCCGTCCTCACCCAGGACCTCGCCGAATCGCGCGCCGCCGAGGCGCGCTTCGCCCGCCGCATCCAGGAACTCAAAGCCCGCGACGCCCGCCTCGCCACGCTTGGCGTTTGCGTCCGTCCGCGCCGCGTCGCCAGGAGCATCCTGTGATCCGCACGGCCAAAGCCCCCGCCGCCACATCCCCGGCCGGCAACCTGATCGGCCCGGAGATCGTCGTCTCGCTGGCCGAAATCTTTGGCGTCGATCCGTGCAACGCCCGCCAGACCGAGCCGACCGACGTCGACGCCATGGCGGCGCAATTGCGCGAGCAGGGCCAGATCCATCCGCTGCTGCTGCGCCGCGTTCCCGGCCACGGCTACGCCGTGCTGGCCGGCCGGCGCCGCTGGCTCGGCTTCCTGCACAACGCCGGCGACGCGCCGGGCGCCGTCTCGGTGCGCGCTCGGGTGTTCAACGGCGGCGATTCGGAGGCGCGCGAAGCCTCGCTGATCGAGAATTTCGGCCGCGAGGAGCTGCATCCGCTCGACCTCGCCGAGCGCTTCGCCGAACTGACCAAGAGCCTCGGCGTCGATCGGGTCGCCCGCGATTTCGGTGCGCCGCGCCGCTTCGTTCGGGAACGCCTGGCGCTCGCCGCTTTGTCGGCCCGGGTGCGCGCCGCCTGGCGTTCCGGCCGCATCGGCCTCGACGCCGCCAAGGCCTTCGCCACGGCGCGCGACGAAGCCGAGCAGGAGGCGCTGCTCGACGCGCCCGACTTCGCCCAACTCGCCGCGACGCCGCTGGAGATCCGCCGGCGTCTCAGCGTCCGCGCCGCGCCGGCCAGCGCCCCGGCGGCGTTGTTCGTCGGCGCCGCGGCCTATGTCGCCGCCGGCGGCACAATCCGCGACGATCTGTTCGGCGAAGAGCCGCGCTTTCTCGATCGCGCCCTGCTCGAGCGGCTGGAACGCGAAAAGCTCGCCGCCGCGGCAGCCGCCCTGCGCGCCGCCGAAGGCTGGGGCTTCGTCGTCGACGACCCCGTCGGCGAGGCCTGCCGGCGCGTCGATCTCGATCTGCGGCCCGACGAGCGCCAGCGCCTGACGGCGATCGACCAGGCGATCGACGAGGCCAAGACGCCCGACGCCGCCGCGGCGCTACTCGATGAACGCGACGCCATCGACCGCGTCGCCAGCCTGCGCGCCGTCGCGCTGGCCGATCGTCATCGCTTCGGCCTCGCCGTGTCGGTCGACGCCGACGGCCGGCTGATGGTCGAGCGCGGCCTGGCGCGCGCCGACGCGCAGAGTTCCCTTGCCGAAAGTCCCCTTGCCGACGACGCGGATGCCCTTCCTCCCCGCGCCGCGTCGCCCGGCGAGCCGGCGGACCCGCGCCCCTCTATCGCCGCGGGACGTTCCCCCCCGCCGCCGCGCGACAGAGGGGCGATGGGCGCCCGCGTGCCGCTCGACGCGCCGCTCAACGCCGCGGCGCGCCGGGTCGCCGAGACCGCGGCGACGCGCGCTCTGGCCGACGAGGTCGCCGCCTACCCCGAATATGCGCTGATGCTGTGCGTCGCCGCCTTCGCCGTCGCCGGCCCGCACAAACGGCCGGTCGGCGTGCGGCGCGAGCAATCGCTGCGCGGCGTCAAGACACGCGCGCTGGTCGAGCTCCGCCGCCTGTCGTTTGCCGAGGCGCTGACGGCGATCGCCGCATGGCCGAGCGCCGAGCTGCTGCCGGCCTTCGCCGAATGCGTCGCGGCGAGCCTCGATCTGCGCGAGGCCCATCCCGACGACGCGCGGGCGCTGCTCCGCGAGACCGAGCTCGGCTGGGACGCCGACAGCGATGCGCCGCAACGCCCCGCTTCGTTGCGCGCCGCCATCGTCGCCGCCTTCGACTATCCCGCCTTCTTCCGCGCCGCGACCCGCGCCGACGCGCAGCGGGCGATTTTTGATTGCGGCGGCGAAGCGCTGGAGCGCGGCAAGGCCTGGATGGCCGACGACGACCTCGCCGCCGAGGCGGCGCTGATCGCCCACGGCAAATCCTGGCTGCCGTCCTGCGTCGACGTCCTCGCAGGCGCGCCATGAAGATCACGCTCGAGCCGACCGACCTGATGGTCCCGTTCGACGGCCTGACGACGCGCTGCTGGCGCGGCGTGACCGAAACCGGCATGCGCGTGGTCGCCTGCGTCGCGCTGATCACCGTGCGCGCCGAGTCCGACGCCGCCGCCTTCGATCGCGCCCTGGCCGAAATCCCCTCCGGCGATGTCCCGCTCGCCGCCGCGTCGATGCGCAAGATGGGAGGGCTGCTGTGAGCCTGCCGCGCGCGCCGTTCTGCTGCTTTGCCGGAACCACGCCATGGGGCGGCGTCGCGACGCTGATCGGCGACGCGGATGGCCGCGGCGTCGCCACGCTCTGCGACCGCCCCGACAAGGCTGGAATCGCGGCGTTGTTCGTCGCCGCGCCGGCAATGTTGGAGGCGCTGCGGCTGGCCGAGGAATTCTATCAGAACCCCACTCTGTCCACCGGAGCGCCGAGATCAGCGCTTTCCAACCGCGTTCATGCGGCGCGCCATGTGGCGCTCGAACTCTACAAGGCGACGAAATGACCCCGCGTGGAAAACTCATCATCGCCGAAAACGGGCTGGCTGCCGCGCGCGCCAGTATCGAAACGCTCGGCAGGAAAGCCGACGCCGCGGCGCGAGCGGTTCGCCGCTTGACCGGCGTCGACGCCGGCGCGACGCCGCCGATCGTCTCCGGCCGCCATCCGCGGCTTGGCTCGTCCTATCGCAGCGCTCGGCGCAACGCGGCGCGACAGGCGCATGCGCTGCAGCCCACGCCGAAAGCCCCGTGGCGCGCTGTCTGGCCGCTGTTCCGTCTCTCACGCCACGCCAGTCGCGCGGATGTCCCCGCCCGCGGCCGCGCCGCCATTCCTCGCCATCGGCGCGGAGGCTTTAAATCATGATCCGCGACCTGCTCGGCGACCTCCTCGAGCTCGCCTGCCTCGCCGCCTTCGTCGTCGCCATCCAGCTCGGAGCGCAGGCATGGGTTGGCTGACAATCGCCGTTGGCTGCGGACTGGCGATCGGCGCTGCGCTGACCGCCTTCGCCCTCTGGCTGATCTGGGCGGCCGAAGGCTCGGACGACGAAGCCGATCAGATCGACCCGGCGCTCGCCGAGTGGCGGCCGCCTTTGCAGGAGGACGGACCATGGCAAACCTGAGAACCGCTCTGCGCGCCTTGCCGCGCGCCGAGGATATCGATGACCGCGCCGCGATTGACGTCGACGCAGCGATGCAGCGCGCCGACGAAGCGGACGCCCGCGAGGCGGCCGACGCCGCGGCGCAGCGCGAATCGTATCGCGTCGCGGTCGAAGCCGCCGAGGCCCGCGCGCGCTTACGCGACGCCGACGACGACCGCCTCGCTCAGGCGTTCAACATCGTCGCCTTCTGCGAGGCGCAGCGCGGCCGCGCCGTGCTGTCGCGCAAGGGCGCGGCGACCGCGACGCTGATCAAGCGTCTGCTCGACGCCCTGTTCGACGACGATGCGCCGGTCGTCTACCCGCAATTCGTCGCCAACGCGCTCGGCGGCCGCTCCGCCCTCGACATGGAGGCGATCACCGCGGCGATCGCCGGCGCCCCCGACGCGCCGCCGGCGGCTGAGGCCGAAGAACCCGCGCCGGCGCCAGCCGCCGCCAGCGAAGCTTCCGCAACGTCGGCCGACGCCGAACAGCCTGAGGACACGCGATGAGCCAAACCCAAGCCCAGCCCGGCCCCCGTACGCGCGCCGTCGACGGCCATACACTTAACGGCGGCCATTTGCGCGCCTTCATCGAGCGCATCGAACGACTCGAGGAGGAGAAGAAGGCGCTCGCCGACGACATCAAGGATGTCTACGCCGAGGCCAAAGGCACGGGCTTCGACGTCAAGGTGCTGCGCAAAGTCATCGCGATCCGCAAACAGGACCGCGACAAGCGCCTCGAGGAAGAAACGATCCTCGATCTCTACCTCGCCGCCCTCGGCATCGCGTGAGGCCGCGATGAGCGACTGCCGTCAGTTTCGCGGGCGTCCCCGCCCGCGACGACCAAGGAGTGCGTTGATGCGTGAGCAAACCGAAACGCCGGACGACGGCGAAGTCTTCGCGCGCCCGTGCGGGCCGATGTGGCTGGTGCGCCGCGTTTCGCGCGTCGAACGCACGCTGCATCTGCGCGCCCTGGCGCGCGCCGACCAGGCCGCGCCGGCGGTCCCGCTCGCCTCGGCCGCCGACCGCTTCGGCATCAGCCTGCCGCGGCTGAAGTTCATGCACGACGGCGAATAGGAGTCATCGCGTGACCGATCAAACAAAAATGAAATGCGGCGACGCGTCGTCACGCAAGATCGAGCTGCGCATCCACGATGCATCGCTAGCGTTGTGGCAAGACCACGCCGACGATCCGACCTTCCGGGAGGCAGTCTACCGCGGCGCAATCCGCTTGCTGCGCTCGCGCGGCTGGAGCGTCGCCGAGGATCGGAAAACGGCGCGGAATTATCCCGCGCTGCGCCATGACACGCACTTCTGCGCCAAAGGGCGGCTTCGCGCGGATCTGCAAATTTCCGGCCGCGTCGTCAAACTCGACGTCTGGACCGAGACCTGGGTGAAAACCAATTCAAACGGCCATCGCTACGATTTCGACAAGCGGCAAAAGATGCAGTTTCTCGACCGCCTGCGCGTCGATCTGGAGTTTGCCAAGCTCGCCGCATGGGCGTCGGCGCGATGGACCGTCGCCGTCGTCGATCTCAACAAGGTCGAGCGCCCGGCGATCGGCGGCATGACGGCGCTCGCCTACATCGAACAGCAATGGCGCAAGTCGGGGCATTGCGATCGCGCGCTCGGCCGGACCGTCCCGAGCTGCGATCGCAATCGGACCAGTTTCGACGGCGAGCTGATCGACAACGGCCAGCGCGTCTGGTTCCGCGACGCCAAGGGCCGGCTGTTGCGCGGCTTCGCCTATTTCAGCCTCAACGACCGCTTCACCATCGTCACGTCGCGCTACGCCGTCGCTGGCGCTGGAGCGCGCGAGATCCACACGCGCCTGCCCGCCAATCCGCGCGCCAGGGATAACCGCCGCTTGCGGGAAAAGCGGCTCGAGTGCGAGCTGGCGCGCGCCGTCGGCCTGATGGATTTCGCCCGCGCCGAGACGCTGCGCCGCATTCGCTTCGGCGACGCCGAGCTGTTTCTGATCTTCCACCGCAACCACGGCGCCTATTACGGCCCGCGTTATGGCGGCTACACCGTCGACCGCGTCAGCGCCGGCAAATACACCCGCGACGAAGCCCTGGCGGAGGTCGCCCGCGTGCCGCACCTGCTGGAGGCGCACACGCTTGCCGGCAGCCGCCTCGCGCCGCATTCCACGACGAAGGCCGCGTGATGGCTGACCGATCCCGCATCGAATGGACGACCGCCACCTGGAACCCGATCGTCGGCTGTTCGCTCGTCAGTCCTGGCTGCACCCACTGCTATGCGATGAAACAAGCGGCGCGGATCGAGGCGATGTATGTCGGCGCCAATCTCAAAGGCGGCGGCGGCGCGCCGTTTCCGCCATCGCCCTACGCCGGCGTCACGCGCGACAGCATGGCTGGCCCGGTGTGGACCGGCAAGATTGGCGTCGTCGACGACTCCGCCTTCACCAAGCCGCTGCGCTGGAAGCGTCCGCGCTCCATCTTCGTCAATAGCATGGGCGACCCGTTCCACGAGGCGGTCCCTGACGCGGCGATCGACCGAGTGTTCGCCGTGATGGCGCTCTGCCCGCAGCACACGTTCCAGGTGCTGACGAAGCGCAGCCCGCGGATGCGACGATACATATCTGGGCTAGCCGCCGAGCGCATCGCCGCTGTCGCGCATGGTCTGTTCGACGAGCGCAACCCTCACAGTCGGTCCGAACGACTTGTACCGATGTTTTTCAATAGGACCCACGATTGGTGGCGGATCGCGATCGAGGACGTCCGTCGGGCCAGCTTGCCCCTTGCTAACGTTTATCTCGGCGTCTCGGCCGAAGATCAGCGTCGCGCCGACGAGCGTCGCGAAGATCTGTTCGCGCTCGCCGAGCGCGGCTGGACGACGTTCGTCAGCTACGAGCCGGCGCTCGGCCCGGTCAATTGGACGCCTTGGGGCTTTATCGATTGGCTGATCAGCGGCGGTGAGAGCGGCCCGAACGCCCGGCCGTCTCACCCGGATTGGCACCGCGCGGCCCGCGACTTCTGCGCCGCACGCGCCATCGCTTATTTCTTCAAGCAATGGGGCGCGTGGGCGCCATGCGCGCCGGACGCAGCACAATCCGAACACTGTGGATGGACTCCGCTCCGCGGCAAACTCGGCGGCATGGCTAAGCCCGAAGAACTCTATCCCGCCGCTGGCGCCGCTTACGTGCATCGCGTCGGCAAGCGATGCGCCGGCCGCCTGCTCGACGGCGTCGAACACAACGCCTTCCCCGCCGCCCATCCCGGCCGCAATCAGCAAAGCGGCCGTCGCGCCCCCGGAGCCGCCGATGCCGCGTAATTTCGTCTGCCGCTGCTGCGGCCGCGAGATCTTCGACTTCGCCGGCGACCCGGCGGACTCGGATAAACGCTGCGTCCATTGCCAGCAGCTGCCGGGCTGGATCGACGATCCGGATCTGCGCGCCCTGCTCGCCCCCGGCGAATCCTTCGCCGGGCCCGATCGCGCCGTCGGCGCCGGCCGCGCCCGCAGCGTCACGCCTTTGGAGGCCAAACGCGCATGACGACCGCCGCCCGTTCCTTCCCTCTGCCGGACGCCGCGCTGGCGCAGCATGTGATCATTCTCGGCAAGACGCGGTCGGGCAAATCCTCGACCATGCGGCTGATCGTCGAAAAACTGCTCGGCGAGGCCAAGCCGGTCTGCATCGTCGATCCGAAGGGCGATTGGTGGGGCCTGAAATCCTCGGCCGACGGCAAGAGCCCGGGCTTCGCGGTGATCATCTTCGGCGGCGAGCACGCCGACGTGCCGATCGCCGCCCACGCCGGCGCCTATGTCGGCGAACTCGTGGCAACCGGCAACCGGCCATGCGTCATTGATCTCGGCGGCTGGACGGTCGCCGACCGCACCCGGTTCTTCATCGATTTCGCCCAGGCGTTGTTTCGCCATACCCGCGGCCCGCGCTGGCTGTGCGTCGACGAGGTCCACAACTTCGCGCCGCAGGGCAAGGTGATGGATCCGCAAGCCGGCATGATGCTGCATTGGGCCAATCGGCTGGCCAGCGAGGGCGCCGGCAAGGGCGTGACGCTGATCTCCGCATCGCAGCGGCCGCAGAAGGTCCACAAGGACTTCGTCACCTCGCACGAGACGCTGATCGCCATGCGGGTCATCCACCCGCTCGACCGGCGGGCCGACGAGGATTGGATATCCGGCTGCCCCGACGCGTCGAAGGGCAAGGAGGTCCTGACGACGCTGGCCGGGTTGAAGCGCGGCCAGGGCTGGGTTTGGTCGCCGGAGATTGGCTTCGGCCCGGCATGCATCCAGTTCCCGCTGTTCGCCACCTACGATTCGTTCGCCGCGCCGACCGGCGAGGTCGCCGCCAAGCTGAAGGGCTGGGCGGCCGTCGACCTCGACGACGTCAAGGCCAAGCTGGCGTCGGTCGTCGAGGAGGCCAAGGCCAACGATCCGCGCGAATTGCGGGCCGAAATCGCCCGCCTCAAATCGGCAGGTGAAACGTTACGCGGATCCGGCGACGCCGCGCTGCGCGACGAGGTCGCTCGCCTTGGCGAAGCAATCGCCGGAGTGCGCCAGCAATCCGCGGAAGCCAGCCGCCACGCCTGGGCGCGCGGCTACGAAGCCGGGACGCGCGACGCGCGCGACGTCTATGCGGGCGTCATCGATCGCAACATGGCGACGGCGCGCCTGCTGCATGACAATCTCGCCGTGCTCGAAGAAGGAATGCGCGAAGCGGCGGATGCGGCGCGCCCGCCGATTGCCGTCCCGGCCGACGCCCAAGAGTTGGGAGCTGTCGACGCGCCGGCCGCCAAGGTTCAGCGTGTTCTGGCCGCGGCCGAATACGCGGCCGCCAAGCGCGCGTTCGTCGCGCCGCCGCCGATCGTCGATCGACGCACTTCACGTCCGTTTTCCCCCGGGAGGCCGGGGGTAAAAGACGCCGCCGCTCCGCTCGGCCCCGAACGCCGCATCCTCGCGGCTTTGGCGCAGGCTTTTCCGTCCGGCATGACTGAGGCGCAATGGGCGATCGCCGCCGGCATGCGACGTAGCGGCGGCACGTGGGGCACCTACAAATCGCGGCTGCGCGTCGCCGGCCTGATCGAGCGTCTCGATCGCGGCGCTGGCCAGGCCAACCCAAACGGCGCCTGGCGCGCGACCGAAGCCGGACTCGCGGCGCTGGGCGATGCGCCGCCGCAACTCCCGCCGCCGGGCCGCGAGCTGGTCGAATTCTGGGCGGCGCGAGTCGCGGCGGCCGGGCCGATGCTGCGCGTTCTCGCCGCCCGCTTCCCCGATGAAGTCGCCCGCGCCAATCTCGCAACCGCGCTGGACATGACGCCGAGCGGCGGCACGTTCGGAACCTACCTGTCGCGCCTGCGCACCGCCGGCCTGCTCGATGAGAGCGGGTACGGCGTTCGCGCCGCGCCTGAGCTGATGGGAAAAAAGTGATGCCGAAGCTTGCAAGAGTCGGCCGCCTGGCGCTCCGCCACGAAGGCGATAGTTGGAACGCCTATTACGCTGCGCCCGACACGATGGAGGGCGCGCTGCCGCTCGCCTCGATCCGCATGGCGCTGGTCGCCGGACATCCGGCGCGCAAACAGGCCTTCATGATGCTGATGCGGGACTGTGTCGGCGACCTGATCCGTGGCGCGGCCGGCGTCGACGCGACCTGGGGCGGCCCTCAAACCGCGCCGGAACACGAAAGGGCGGGACATGGGTGAAAGGTCATGACGGATGAACAAACGCCGGCCGCCGAAGCTGCCGCCCCGCCGGACGGTTGGGAATGGGCTATTGTCGAAATCTTCGGACATCGCTCTCACGCCGGCCGCATCCGCGAGGAGGAGCGCTTCGGCGCCAAGATGATGCGGATCGATGTGCCGAAGGACGGCGACCCCGCAGCCAACGGCTGGGTGACGCACCTTTACGGCGGCGCCTCGATCTTCTCGCTGCGTCTCTCCGACGAGACGACGGTGCTTTCTCTCAATCGACCTTATGCGTCGCCGTATCGGTTGACCGCGCGCGGCGATGTTCAGCTCGACGACGAACCGGTCAACATCGGCGCCTTCGGCGACGACGAAAGCGAGGCGCCGTGATGACCAAAGCTAGACACGCCTCGCTCGACGCGGCGATCGCCGAAATCCTCGCAATGCGCGGGCCGACATACACCTACGTCATGCGCAATGTCCTGGCGCCGCGAAGCGCGCCGTTGAAGACGGCGACCGTCTATCGACGGCTTTGCGCCCTTGAGCGTAGCGGCCGCGTCAAACGCGTGCCATCCCGGCCGGCGCGCGCCAAAGGCGTGATGATCGAATGGGCGCTGTGCGTTGCTCCCAGGTCGACCAGCGAGACATCACAATGACCGACGCAATTCGTCAGGCTCTCGCCACCCGCGTCGGCGAACTCGAGCGCGCGCTGCGCGCTGCGGCGCGCAATGACGCGACGATCTATGCTCATCATCAGCCGCGTATGTTCGATCGCCGCCGGCCGGAAGAAGACGATAGCGCCGAGCTCGCCGGCGGCACGATCTGGCTGACGCCGCGGGAGATCGCGCGCAGGGTTCTGCGCGAGCCCGAGCTCGCCACGGTAGATGAAGCGCTTCGAACGGTGAAGCGGCTATGACCGCCGTCCGCCCCGTCCGCCTTCAACTCTCCCGCCGCAAGGGCTTCGACCTGCAGGCTTGGTCGCGCGCGGTCAACGGCCTCCCGGCGATCAACTGCGCGCGGCCGAGCCGGTGGGGAAACCGCTTCGTCGTCTGCGCTAACGATCCCGTCCGCCTTAAACACTACGGCGATTACCGGCGGAACGTCGACCTTTGGTCGAGGTGGCCGGTCGCCGATGCGGCGACTGCCGTGACAGCCTTCCGTGAAGTGCAGTGCGTCGCGGAGTGGTTTCTAAGGGCGGCAAGAACGCAGCTTCGCGCCCGCAATCTCGCCTGCTGGTGCGGCGTCTGCGCCAAGCACGCTGCGAGCGGCAAGCCGTTCGACGAGCCCTGCCAGAATTGCGCGCCGTGCCATACCGACGTGCTGGGTGACATCGCCAACGCGCCAATCTGCGAGGCCGCCTGACCGTGACCCGCCCCGCCCTCCCCGAATCGCCCGCCGCGCCCTCGCTCTTCCTGCGCGACGACGAGCTGCGCGACCGCATCAATCCGCGGCTCGCCCGGGCGGCCTTCGTCAAGCGGCTGCTCGAGCTGGAGGCCGACGGCTTTCCGCGGCCCGACCCTTTGTTTGGCGGGCGTTACTGGCCGGCGGTGCGGGCCTGGCTGGACGCCCGCGCCGGCTTGGGCAAGATGGCGCCGATGGCGATTGACGGGAGGGAGACCTGGGATGGCGAAACGCGGGGCGACGCCGGGACTGGTGCGGCGCAGGCGCGAGGGGCGCGACGCCCTTTATTGGAGCGCCGACAGCCTGTCGACGAAGGCCGCGGACTTCCCCGACCGCTGGATCCGTTTACCGCTCGACGCCACGGCGGCTGAGCTCGCCGATCTCTGCGAGACCTATGCCGCGCGGCTCGCCGCCTGGCTCGATCGCGGCGCGCGGCCGCGCTTCCTCTACGACGGCACGTTCGGCTCGCTGTGCGACGCCTTCGAGCGCCATCCGCAAAGCCCGATTCACGACGTGCGGCGCAACACCGCCGAGAGCTACGTCGACAGCCTGAAGGTCATCCGCGCCACCGTCGCCGCCCGCGCCGTCCGCGCCCTGGCGCCGATCGACGTCAAATCCTGGTATGCCCGCTGGCGCGCGCCGGCGAAGCCCGGCAAGCCGGAGCGCGTCAAGCGGGCCCACGACGCCGTCGCCGCGGTGCGGATGGTGCTGCGCTTCGGCCAGGCGCTCGGCTACGAGGAATGCGGCAAGTTGGCCGAAGGCCTCAAGGCGATCCAGTTCGAACGCTCGGCGCCGCGCAGCGCCGAAATGACCATCGCCCACGCCCGCGCCTTCATCGCCGCCGCGCAGGCGCTCGACCGTCAGCCGCGCGGCCTCTATATGGCGATCGGCGTCGCGACGCAGTTCGAGACCATGCTGCGCCAGATGGACGTCATCGGCGAGTGGACTAGCGATGCGCGCGGAGTCGAAAACTGGGCCGGCCCGTTCGCCTGGGAAAACCTACCCGGCGGCATCCTGCGCCTGCAGACCTCGAAGACCGGCGCGGCGATCGTCCACGACCTGACGCGGCTCGAGCTGCTGTGGCCGCTGCTGCAGGCGGTTCCGCAGATCGAGCGCCATGGCGCCGTGGTCAAGGGAGAACTCGGCCTGCCGATCCGCGCCCGCAGCTATCGCAAATGGTTTCGTCAGATCGCCCGCGCCGCCGAGATCCCCGACGCCGTGTGGAACATGGACGCGCGGGCCGGCGCCGTCACCGAGGCGCTCGAGGCCGGCGCCGCGCTCGACGCGGTGCGCCGCACGGCGACCCATTCCAGCGCCGTCATGACCGCCCGCTACGATCGCGACACCGAGCTCGCCGTCGCCAGCGTCGCCGCGGCGAGGAAAAAGGCGCGGGCGACATGAAAGTCGAGGTGGAGTTTTTCCGTTCTCGGACGCCAGAACGCAGAACAATCGTCCGGACGATGACCGGCGTGCCGCGTGTCGGCGAATCGGTCGCCACCTTCAGCTGGGGCGGATTCGGCGAGGTCACGCAGGTGGTGTGGATGATCAATGGCGCCCCGCACATCATGGTGCGGATGGAAGGCGACGAACTGCCCACAGAATGAGACATCGCGGCGGCGGAACGCCCTCCGAACGGATCATCCGAACGTCATCAGAACGGATTGTAAGTAGAACAAAGTCTTAGCTGGTCGGGGTAGCAGGATTCGAACCTGTGCTAGACTATTGATGCGACTAGACAGCGTTCTGACCAAGGCGCTCGGGCTGAGCCTTTGGCGCTTCTATGGCGCCGCGGCCGATCGGACAAGGGGGGCGGCATGCGTCTAGGGCTCCGGGCGCTAGGACTGCAGGCGGCTGCGGCGCGGGGCGCGGGATGGCTCATCCAAGCCGCCGCGGTCGCGGCGATCGCGCTGGCGGTGGTCGCAGCGACGGGTCGTCTGCCGTGGCGGCCGGTCTCGGATCCGCGACCATCCCCCGACATCCACTACGCCCCGGCCGAGGATCTCGAAGCGCTCGACGTCGCCCTGGTCGATTCGGCCGGCGAGCGGATCGATATGGCGGCCTACGTCCTTACCGACGCGCCGCTGATCGCCGCGCTGACCGCGGCCGCCGAGCGCGGCGTCGCCGTGCGGATCTGGCGCGACAACAGCACGTCGGGCTATGGCGACGCGGCCGGGCTGGCCAGGCTGGCGGGCACCGGCGCCGTCATGAGGGTCAAGCCGCCGGGCGAATTGATGCATCTCAAATCGTATTGCGTCGACGGCCAGACCCTGCGCACCGGGGCGGCCAATTTCAGCGCCTCGGGCGAGAAGCGGCAGGACAACGACCTGGTGGTGATTCGCGGGCCGGCCGCCTGCGCCGGCTTCGAGGCGAATTTTGCCCGACTTTGGAAGGAGGCCGCTCAGTGAGAGACGCCGACAGAACGCGGCCTCTTCTTTGCGTTGGCGGACCGCTGGCCGGCGAACGCAAAACGATCCTCTATGGAGATCGACTTCTCGGCGAGGAAAGGGTGGCGTTTGCACAATTCAATCCACGGTTGGCTACGCATTATGTAGAATATCGTCGGCAGATCTTCGGCACGCCTCAGGGCGATCTGTCTTTTTGGATCCCGGTTGGCCAGACGCCGATGGAGACGATGCGCTTGCTATGCGAGGCCTATGAACGTTCGCCTGTCGTCCAGAAAAATGAGACGGAAGCGCTCCGGTTGACGGCTTCGACTTAGTTCCGCAAGCCTGCGTCATGCGCCGATCGCCGTCTCACCCGCCCTCGCTCGCCGAACTGCGCCGCTCCACATGCTGGGTCTGGCTTTACTGCGACGCCTGCGGCGGCGGCGCGCCGACGGCGTTGGCGGCGTGGCTCATCCGCTTCGGCGGCGACGCTTCGTCCGACGTGCTGCGCAAAGCGCGTTGCCGGCGCTGCGGCGGCCGCGGCGCGAGCGTCCGGCTGCCGGGTTGGGGCGGCCTCGACGTCGGCATGGCGCCATTCCCGGCCGATCGCCTGCGCCGCGACCCGCCCTAGCGGCGCGACGGCGTCCAGAAACGCAAAAAGGCCCCGCCCTCCCCGGATCTGGGGACGGCGGGGCCAGGAGGCCGCAGGGAGCAGGCGGCTAGGGAGCGGGGGCGGTCTTGCCGCGCCGGACGCGCAGGTCGCGGATGTCCTGGCGCAGATCGCGGAATAGCTCGGTCAATTCGTCGCGGGTCGGCAGTTGGGCGACGGCCACCTCGAGCTTGCCGTGGCTGGCCGCCTGCGCGGCGATCTGAGTCTTGACCTCGGCGTTGATTGTGACCTGCGTCGCCTGCGCGGTTTCAATCTTGGTCACCCGGGCGCTGGCCCGCCAGGTGATGCGGGCGAGCCAGCCGAATCCGGCCGCGCCGAGCAGCCCGACGAAGTCGGCGACCACGCGCAGTTGCGCGGCGAGCCCCGACGCCTCCGCTACGGCCGAAACCGACGCGTCCATGTCTTTCGTCCTGATGTCGGCGAGCGCCATCGGCCCGTCCTGTCGTTGGCCCCGACCCGTGCGGCCGGGGCGCCGCGTTCGTCGCGCCGGCGTCGCGCCGGCGCAAAACGTCAGACCGCGCCTTCGCTGACGGCGCCGCCCGGATTGTCGACCGACCTGACCACGCCGCCGAGCGAATCGACGAAGGCGCCGAGCACGCCGCCGTTGGGTGGGCTCTGGACGAACTGCGACAGCATGACGACGACCTTGATCCCGGTCGACAGCTCGCCGAGCACGCCGAGGCCGGGAATCGTCCCCAGCAGCGACAGGATGTCCTCGGCGACCGCCGCGTCCTCGCCGACGTCGGCGAAGCGGCGCTCCCAGGCCTGGCGGATCTGCGCCAGGACGGCCTTGAAGCCATCCGACTCGAGCATCGCGACGCCGGCTTCAAATTCCGCCGCGGTGATTTGGAAAGTCACGCCGCCCTCACGGGGTCGCCGGAACGACGGGCGTCCCCGCGCCGGCGGGCACCGTCACGGCGCCTTGCGACGTTCCGCCGAAGAAGGCGCAGGCGTCGGACGAGACGGCGTAGACGGTCTTGGTGTCGCGCACGATCACCGCGGCGTATTTGCTCGGGATCGTCGCATCGGTTTCGATCTGCTTGATCACCGAGGCGACGTTGGCGACGGCGCACATCACGGCGGCCGCGCCGGCCTTCAGATTGGCCGCCGCCTGGTTGGCGGCCGGGCTCGACAGCGCCGCGGTCGTCTTGTTGATGTCATCGATGATCGTCGCACAGCCGCCGAGCGCCACGGCGAGCGCCAGCGCGCCCGCAAGAGCGAGTTTTTTCATGACCGGTTCCTTGATGGGAGGGACGATAAGTTTCTCGACCGCGTTTGAGGTCGAGAAAATTTCAGCCCGCGCCGGACGTCGCCGACGCGCGGATTATCGCGTTAACGTTTCCGTTAATCAGGCTTTGGCCGGCGCGGCGCCGATCGCTTCGTTGACGACGGAGCCGATCAACGCGGCCGCGGATTGGGCAAGAGGCGCGTAGACGCCGAGCGCCGAGAAATCGACGTGGCCGATCGCCATGACGGCCCCGGTGATGGTGGCGGCGGCGATCTGCCAGGCAAGATGGCGCAACACGTTTGCGGTGATGAGGTTCATTGTCGTTTCCTTTTCAGTTGCAGTTGCGAGGATGGGCGGCGCACAGCGCGACGACGCGGCCGACGTCGAGCGCGCCGCAGCCGGCCGAGCTCGCGGCGATCGCCAGCAGCAGCGTTAGCGCCAGGACGCGGCTCATGTCGCCGCCCCGTCGCGCAACCAATCCGGCAGATCCGGCAGGTCGATCGTCTGGCCAGCGAGTGCGTGCGTGCAGTCGGCGAGAAATTGCATTCGGCCGGAGCTGATGAAGCTGTGGCAAACCATCTCGAGCGCCTTACCATCCGGGCCGCGCCGGTATTCTCCAGTCCAATCGCCGCGCTCATCGTTGATCGATTGGAGTCCGCTTACGAGGATCGACGGGCTGAACGTCGGCCGCTCGACGTTCCCATCGAATGACCAGCATGGTCGACCGGGCACGCCGACGCGGATGTGGTGCGTCTCGCCGCAGCCGGCGCACCAGAACGTGAAACCGTCCTCGCTGCGCCGCAGCTTAGTCGAGGCCTGGCACATATCAGGTGGCCGCCGCCTCGAGCGCGGCGATCGTCTTCGGGCCGGCGATGCCGTCGACGAACAGCCCGTGGGCGCCTTGGAAGCGCGCCACGGCCCGCCGCGTCGCCGGGCCATTATCGCCGTCGATGACGAGAGCTGGCGCAGCGCCAAACTTGTTGAGCAGCCCCTGCGTCCAGGCAATCGAGCCGACCGGCGGCGGCGATCCCGGCTGATAGATCGGCTTCGCCTGCGCGGCGATCGCCGGCGCCGGAACAAGCTTGCCAATCGTGTTCATGAATTCGGTGATCGCCGCGAGTTCGGCGTCGCGATATTTCTGCGCCCAGTTCTCGACCGGACACTGGAAGTGACCGTCCGTCCGGCAATCCGAGTGAGGAACGATCGTCGCCGGGGTCGCTCTGAGGTTCATCTTCACCAGGCAGCAGGCAATAGCCCAGTGCTGGTTGTCGAGAACGTCTTTGCCCGGCCCTTGCGAGAAATCGTCGGTGTTGCGGTTGATCGACCCTTCGAAACCGAGAGAATCGTAATTCTCGCATGAGCAATGCGTCCCGCGCGCGCCAAGCGCGGAGAAGCCGAAGATCACATCGTGCATCGCAAAGCCGTGCGGGCCGTGGGCCCAACGAAGCTTCTGCTCATAGTAAGACTGCGTGTTGACGATGTAGTTCCGCTCGTTCATCGCCAACGCCTGCGCCAGCGTCGGAACGCCCGTCGAGTGGACGACGATCTTCACGGCGTCGGGGAAGATCGGCGTCTCGGCGACATGCGCCGCCCACTGCTCGCGCGTGTAGGCGCGGCCATCGAAACCAGCCCAGGTCATCGAAGAATCCTCATCAGTTCGAGCGCAGCGACGAAGGCGGCCGCGGCGAGCGCCGCATCGACCGGGTGAGCCAGGGCGGCGACGGCGCACAGCGCGACCAGCGCCAGCTCGAGGCGGCGAAAGATCGACATGCGGCGCTCCCGCTAGGGATTGGCGGCGATGCTGGCGGAGCGCTACGAACGCGCCCTCGCCGGCCTTCCGTTTGGCCAGAAATGGCGCGGCGCGCAGCCTTCGCAGAGCGCCGCCTTGC